TCATCTAGTCAGTTTCATAATTCTACATCGTATTGAGTTTCAATCCATCGACATACTCTTCCATAGAGTAAATCGTGTCAGGTACTTTTTCATCATATATTCCAAGGAGTACAGATATATATTTTATCCATAGACGATTCTATCACTGAATATTCATATCATCAATCTACATCATCGTTTTTATGTTTATTGGTTATAATTCATTTCAGATTATCCCATTGGTCCCTAAATTCACATCCAAAAGAGAGTTCCATATCAATTACACCTGCATCTCTTAATTTCTGTAGTTTTCCTTCATAGGTCATTACTTAGTATCTGTAGGATATAAAATTTAATCTCAGAGTTTTACTTCTCAGAATTTCTTTGTTTTTCATTCTCGTTGTGCATCAGTGAGAAAATAGAATTCTCCTCAACCGTCTACAAGTGTGGTATCTAATTCTCTATGGATTTTATTTCCTCCTGTAGTAGCTATTGTTATAATAACTTCTGCATCTGAGAAAAATTCCATATCATTGTCAATAATTTCTTTTAGTTCAAATAGTTTCATAGGTGGTGGTTTACTTAGAGGATAAATATTCTGAGCAATTGTTTATTTCTATTCATCATACAATTTTTTCTTCATATCAACAACTTTTACAATCTTTAATAATAGCTTTACAATTATGAACAAAACACGTTTTATAATTTTGTGGATAACAATCTGTTATAAAATTATTCCAGAATATAATGTAATATACTACTCAACACATAAATATACAAGATGAATAGAATATATATAGTCGATTTATTTTCATAATATTATTTATATATTAAATGTTTTTCTAATACATATTTCATTCATTCTTTGAATTTATCTATGTTTGATAGTTCCCAATTATAAAATAAGAATACAAAATCTTCCATCATCAACTCCACAAGATTATCCTCGCTAGGAGATTCCTGTACTTCGTTCTGTTGGGGTTCTACTTCATGTATTTTTATTGGTTCTCTTTTACTCCATACTCAAGGTGTTGGTACTTCTGAATAGATATAGTTTATTTTCTCTCCCAATAATCCTTTCTCGATTGCTTCTTTGTAACTGATTACGGTGTATCCTTGTTGTATATAAGATGGTATATCATCACAATGTACTACATTTTGTTTAGTTATATCGAATATCATATATGGTTCTTCTCGATTATATTCCTCTCTTATTAGAGATTCTGGTCATTCTCGATGTCATCATATAGAATCCCAATATAACATAAGTAATCTCACATCTTCATTATCTTTGCATCTAATGGCATATTTTTGTTGGTGCATCTTTAGTTGTGGATTACACGGATATAAAAGATTCGAGGACAAATATAAATAAGAAATCAGAGAACTATTGTTTGAATCATTACACAAGCTAGTGCCATTAAGAATCAAGCAAATCACCCTCATCATCGTCTTGTAATATATCATCGCTTTCAGAAGTCCTGTATAATTAAATCTCCTGTAGCATTTATTTTCTTGCTTGTTGTTTCCATCTAAAGGTTATTAGAGAATAAATAAATTAAGATATTCATTATATGTTTGTATATATCGTTTGTGCTCTTGTTCTTCTCTGTATAGATATTCCTGTTTAGTCGTTTCCATCTGTGGGGATGTTATCAGATAAACCTTTTTCATAGACATCATAATTTTCTAGGGACTGGATCATCATTTTAAGACCCAGTCTCCATCCTTGTACGAATGCTCAATGGAGCATAAATAGGGCGTCTTTCTCCTTCTTAAAGAAGGCTAGTTCTTTTTGGTGGGAATGGCTTTCTTTAGATATTCTTCGAAAGATTGGTTCATGTCTTCTTCAGTTCATTGCATTACTAGGGTGTCTACTTTTTTCATAGATTATTGTTAACAACTAAATACTTATCGTGAAGTTCCTTACAAATACCGTGGAATTCTGCCGATCATTCTCAGCAAGAACTATAATGGATATAGGCCGTTCTAAGACGGCTTGCCTCATTTTCAGTTAGAAGTGGATATAGCTTTTTGAGATATCCCTCACCACGTTCTGCTGTCTGTCGGGCACAACATTTATTCCTGACTATCTCCAAGAGAATTAGAACTCTATTTTGGATCATTGTCTTTATTATGAATAAAATCTAGTTCTTTTTTTAGAAGTCTATAATACTTACTTTTGGAAATCTTCTTTGCATATCTATTTGTCCAGCATCTACAAAAAGAGCATCCACTAGGAGTGAATTTTACATATGATCAATAATTCGATGGACAGCGGAGATGGTCTGTTAGATTACGATTACAGTCAATAACCTCTTGATAGTACTGTTTTGTCATTATCGTAAGTCTTCAGAATATAAATCTTGATCTTTCCTATCTCGTTGGGTTTTCGCTAATTGTCAATTAGCCTTGGCTAATTCAAATGCTTCTTGTCTGTTGATGTATCTGAATTCGTTTGTCCAAAATCCGCTTGTTATAACTCAATTAGGAACATTTTTTGGCTCTCCATAGATTCATTTTAGGCTAGCATAACAGTCTCAATGACGTTTTCAAACGATAATCACTCAATGTAGGTTTATGGCTGCTGATATTATTCTTTCCATGTTAGATACTATCATGTAAATATTTGACTTCTTATACTATTGACTACATATTTTTCTATATCATTGTATGTAGCACATTTATCTACATTATCCCATAGACCTTCTATTTTCTCTCATTTAAATTTATGATATTTTAATAAACTTTCTGTAAAACTTATTTTAGCTTCTTTATCTGGATTATTAAGCTCATGTACTATATCAAATCTTCTCATAACCGCAGGATCTAATTTGGTCCCCATATTAGTAGCACCAATAAGTATTACATCACTTGACAAATTATCCAATCATATAATAAACTGATTGGTTACTCTATCATTCTCAGTTGTTGCCGATTGATCATTAGATCAATTTCTCTTAAGGCAGAACGTATCGAGCTCATCGAAGAAAATGACGCATCTACCAGAGATTCACTTAAAGATTGCCTCTATGTTGTTTGAACTTAATCACATCTTTGCTGTAATGATAGATCAAGTACGAACAATATAGGTGGGTATTCATAGTTTAAATCATATGTGTTTAGCTATTGTAGTCTTCCCATTTCATGGAGCTCATATAAATAGCAGTTTATTGCGTATTCATATATTATGTTTTTTTAACTTAGCTTGGTGTGCAATATCTAGATTGAGTTGGTCAATAAGCTCATTAGACTTTTCATCCAAAAATATATGGTTATCTTTTCATGAACTTTCATAAAGTAACTCTTGTAATTGCTGAGATAAGAAGAACATAGTGATATATACAATATAAAGAATTTGGCAGGTAGACAGGACTTGCACCTATATGGCCTCGCAATGGGCATGTTACTAATTACACCACTACCTGCATATTATAATCCACCAACAGAGGATATACCAATATTGCCATAAAGATAGCTTATTGGTGGATATTTTGGATAGGGGGAGATTCGAACTCCCGAGCCACCGCAGGGAAGCGGTCGCATATCTCATATAGTCTTATCTCGAGATTATTATCTATACCCCTTTTACTAGCTCTGCCTCCTGAGCTTTCCTATCCATAATGCCAGATAACACTCTGGCGGGAAATAGTATTATTATAGAACTTTTCACGTTAATAGTGGCTCAGAGATGAAATCATTTTTCTTATCTCGATCTCACTTACTATCTTGGCATACATGGTCTCAGATACCTACGAATGTGGTAACAACGAATGTCTTAACTCCTGATGCCATTCTAGCATATCAGAATGTTTTGTCTCATTGATATTGTGCTGAGATCGTATTCCCCGTTGTCACTACACCACATTCCTTCATTTCCGGTGCGAATAGATTATTTTTCAAGATGTAACACGCAGCAAATAATATTACTATAAGGATTCCTACTCCAATTTTTATAATCTTATTGTCGGATTTCTCCTCTTTCTCTAATTCTGACTTAGTCATGAATATAATGGTAACAAATTAAAATGTTTTTCATGATTGATTGACGTCAAATACGAACAACCCGTTATCTCTCCACATTTGTACTACTTGCGGGCGATCATCGAAGACAAACACTACGTTGTACTTATCTTTGATATGTTTATCGTAGATCTCTTGCTTGACGATGCTATCTTTTCTCGTATCATCAGTCGCTCTCATATAGAGTTGATCGAATACTATATCATTATCTTCAAGCCATCTCATTGTTTCTTCTCTACAATAATCCATACGCCCAGTAGTTATGATGATCTCTATCTTACATCCGTTTCTGAACGCAGCACTATAGAATGCGGCTAGAACTCATGATGTCTCATCTATACAGATATCTACTCAGCATTTAGCGAAATCATAGATGTCTCTATCTCACTTCTCGGATAATGTTCAGTCGATATCGCATATAATACAGAGTGGGAGATCTGGACTATGTGGTCTTCTAATAAACGGTTTGTATAGATATTTATTGTACATCTCCATAATTACCTTCTTACCTACGGGATTCTCTCTCTTGGAGTCTCTTTCGATACATTCATCTACCGGAGTGTCGAAGAATTTTACTTCGAACTCAGCACTATGAGTCTTTGCTATATCTCTTAGTACTAATTCATGCTCAGGAGAAAAGTTTGTATCGTCAACTATTGCTGTATATCAATCATAAAGAGTCATATGTACCATATGATTTCTAGCCTCTATAACAAATTTCTCATTTGCTTTCGATCGACGTCAAACATCAACCATAGCTCTTAAGTCATCCTTGTTTATACGTTTATACTTACCAGGACTTTTCAATACCAATTCCTTGGCATAAGTGCTCTTACCACTCGCTGGCAATCCTTTGAGCATGAGTATTTTCTTCATCTTATGATTGGGTTGATTCTAAATCCTCAACTCCTAGGTCAAGGTCTGCCGATTCTTTACCTAAAAAGATAGGACTCTTAGCTTTAGTTACAAATGGTTGGATTCAATCTCTACGAACAACAACTCATTCATCACATGGTGACTTATCACATAATGGTACAGCGTGTTTGTGTGTAGGAAAATAAGTTATATCAATCCAATCCTCAGCAACAAAGTCTTTATGATATCATTCCCACATCAATGGAACAATATTAAATCAATTCATAGTACAGAATGCCTCCATATTATCATATGTAAGATCACAAGAGATCCCATCCTCATTGACAATAGCTATTCTATACACATACATAGCCATTTGGCCCTGTGGTAAGTTATAGGTATAGTCTTTTTGGATTTGTTTGTCTCCATCCCATCAGATTATTTCTCCATAGATGATCCAGTTCTTTGGGATTCTATCTTTATATTCAGCTAGTACCTTGTTCCATAGATCAGAGGCATAGTACCCAGAGTGTTCCTTGTCTACCTTAGCATCTTTAACTACCCTTCTAGATCCAGCTATGTAGTCATATTCGTATTCATCTATAGCGATCCCGAATTTTTTGAGAATATTCTCTATGAAGTTTGTAGCTCTTCTAACTTTGATATGCCCAAATCTACCAGATGTCCCATGTAATTTTTGGGTAGCGGTGACCATATCACCATCTTTATAGAAATGTTTATTTCTCCAGTAGTTCTCAGTGTCGAGATGTTCTGGGAAAGTTTTGGCATCAACTCTAGTGAATACCTTGTTTTTACCACCAACTCTATTCTCTCTAGATCATTTTACCGCAATTTCATATTTCTTACAGATCTCAACCCCATCAATGGCGTTAAAAGTGTCTCATAATTGCAGTTCTCATTGGACTAGGGATGATAAAGAGCTCACTGGCATAAGTAATGCTGAGGAAATATGCCCTCTCAATTTTACGGTCTTGATTCTTCTTTTCTCTTCGATATATCCTGGCTTCGCTTCTATGTCAGAATTGAGCTCTGGTTTTCTGTAGAGGTTGTTATTCTTACAGTAGTCCTCAGATAGTTGACATTCAGCAGTGAATAGGATATATAGTGCTTGTAGATCTATATCTTTAGACACTATAGCTTGGTATCCGAAGAACGGAACGGCTCTAAGATTATCGCATCATACGAGATCAAGTAGTGCTCAGATTTTTACTACGGTTGCACAGTAATTATTATCGTGGATTTCTAATTTCATGATTGCTTTCTATAAAAATAAAATTATTCATCATTATGATAAGCTATGTTATAAATTGGGGAGTACAAATATATTATTGTTGCCATGTGCAGTGACTTAGATGGGTATACTTTTACCCGGAATGGATACCGGAACCTATGCCCTGCCCAAATCCATTGAGATAGGTATTCAGTAATACTCATAGCAACAATAATATATTTACAATCGGAAGATCAAGGATTTGAACCTTGGAGACCTTTCAGTCTTACCGATTAGCAATCGGCTGCATTACCGCTCTGCCAATCTTCCTTATAGGTAATCTTTAGTAAATTTTTTGAGCCATTGTCTGAATGCTTTCTTAAACGAGATGTGCTTGATCTCTTTCTTAGATAACCATCAGACTCACATACTTTTGATCTTTCTCGTAATCTTCATCATACAATGGTTAAGAATAAACATTGAAAACAGTCCCTCTGTGGCAGATGAAACCAGACAAATGACTGGGTTAGATAGGATTCGAACCTACAAGCCGGTAAAGGACTCCGTCTACAGCGGAGCGGACCACCATTGCCCAACTAACCCATGGAGCGATATATGGGACTTCAACCCATGATGCCTGGTTGGAAGCCAGACGTGTTAGCGCTACACTAATACCGCATATTATCTTGGAGAATGAGGGAATCGAACCCTCTCCTTCTCGGTGCAAGCGAGATGTGCTAGCCATTGCCACTAACCCCCCATATCGCATCCCCTAGGATTCGAACCTAGAACCCACGACTTAACAGGCCGTTGCTCTAACCATTAAAGCTAGGGATGCATAGTCACAGGCGAGGATCGAACTCGCGTACGCGGATTTGAAGTCCACACCACTGACCAACTGTGATACTGCGACATACTCATACTATCTAGGAATCGGACCTAGTCCTAGGACTTTGGAGATCCCTGTGCTACCAGTACACCAATAGTATATAATCTCAGAGCCGAAGAATCGAACTTCTGTCCCCTGCTTCAAAGGCAGGTGTCATGCCACTAGACCATCTCTGAATATTGAGGTTTCGTGTACCTAACAGAAACCCCTAAAGAATAGCATACAGCTTAGCCCACCGTATGAGAGACGTCGATAATCAACTAGACAGGGATAGCATCTAATCTATTTGTTCGTATCTTTCAGAGTTGAGCGTCTTCAACATTACTCCAATAGGAGTCATATCTTCACCACCCAATAATCCCTTCATGATAGCTGGAGATGCTCCAGAGACTAGTGCAACACCATTTGCATTATATGCTACAGGTGAGTTACCTTGCCTTCCATTTACATTCCAGTAAACAAGATTCGGCATTTGGTAACCAAATTGTTCGTATTGCAATCTGATAGCCTCATGATTTGTTAGTCATCCTACATTAGAGTCGTTGAACTCCATGTCAGAGATAACCAATATATTGTCTGGCATATCAGCAGCTGTTAGATTAGAAGCTAGCGCTGTATTCAATACTAATTGAAACGCTGCTTGTAGATTTGTGTCAAATCACACAGGCCCAGCAATCTCTCTAAATCTTTGGCAAGGAGATCCTTGCAAGTATTGCATTCTAGGTTCTGATGTGAACGTGATGAATGCATCCTTAAATATAGACTTGTTTCTTTCCGCTAGATATACTCACAATGATATGGAAATGTCCATCGGAGTCAAGTTATTGTTACCATATGAGCTATTCATTGATCCAGATACATCTACCATAGGTAAGAAGGATTTTCCTTCAGGCACATAGTTAGGTAGGTTAGCCCACTGAGCATTGATAATAGTTGGATTTTCTCATTTATTATATGATTGATACAACTGATAAGGAAACAATGTCCCAGCCTTGATTGCTAGCGGATCCTTTTCGATGAATTGATTGAATCTTTCCTCGTCGTGTCTAACAAATGCTTTCTTATATTTATGGAATGCTTGAGATGGAATCTTTTCGTATTCAATAAACGCCCATTGATTAGCAGACATTTGTTGCTCAACTACCTTAGTGTTTGCTACTAGGAATTTTCTGAATGCTTTTGGAGATAATTTGAGATGCTTTCTAAAGTACTCAAATATTTCGCCTTTTCTAGGCATCCATTTACATAACAATCCTATCTTACTTTCTTTTGTATGGTCAGTATCTGGTGAATGCATCCATTCAAGGATATATTCTAATGATGTATCAAAAAGATCATCCCATCTACCATATTCTGGCACAAATTTGTTGTATTTTTGAAGCTGTGCTTTTGATAAAGAATTCCAGATAGTTCTAAAGAATCTTCTTTCTCCAGCTCATCATCTGACATCTCTAGCCCAGAATAAACATCTGAACGCTAGCTTCTCATCTTCAACAAGTGCAGAGGTCCACATAGAAAGGATATCCTTTTCAGACATATTTCTAGAAGCTCCCGCTATGAAGAAAAGATCTACAACAGAGTGTAGAGAAGTTGAATTTGTTACTGCTCCATTGGCAGTTAATGAATCATGCTGTCTAGCAGCGTTAACGAATGGTGATTGTGAGATCATGGTGTATATAGTTTTACAGAACACAGTTTGCTGGATTTGGACCAGCTCGCTCCGAGGAGCTTCAACCAGTTTAGTTATGCTGTATGTGTTCTTTAAATAAAGATCAAATAACGGGACGCATTTCTTAAGTGCTCTAACCAGACTGAGCTACCAACGCCTTGCGACGCTAGGTTGGATTTGAACCAACGACCACTGCTTTAATAGAGCGTAGAAGTTATGCTGTGAGCGTCCCTTATATTTATTAACAGGACAGGATTTTAAGGCGTCCTAACCACTAGACTACGTGTGCCTTGCGACACATAACGGGAATCGAACCCATGTCTCCTGCTTGAAGTGCAGAGTTTATGCTGTTACTGTCCTTTGATTTGTTTTACCCTAAACAGGTCACGATAAGATGGCTTGCGCCAAGATTATTGTGTAGCGAATCACCACTACGGGATCCTTGCGGACTGGAGATTTTTGGGTTGGGTTGCTGTGTGTGACCTTTGAGATATACAGGAGGCATTGGTTTTAGCGTTACAGAGCTTATAAGTTTGCTGTGAGCCTCCTTTGTTGATGATCTAATCTAAATAGTAGAATGTATTTACTGCTGGGTACCAAGATTCTTTTACTCATGGGGTACCAGTAACATATTTACCACTGATTTGTTTAGGTGTCATCATTCACTGACTGAAGTATACACATTTAAATAGATATCATTGTGATTTGAATGCCTCTTCAACAGAACTAAATGCATAGAGATGAGTTCAAGGATAATAATTTGCTGGTTCTCTACTACAATCGCTATTTATTTTCCATTTCATTCATCCCCAATTATTGGCGAGATACCCACTAGCAGAAACAAAGTTTGCTCATAGATGGCTCTCTTTATATGACGATCATAACTGTAATTTGAATAGATCATATCAAGACCAAGTCTCTTGTGATTGTTTTTTTATCTTAAGAAACAATTGATCATTATGACATAGTGGAGATGTTCTTCAATTTATCCAAACTTCACAAACTTTATTCATAAGTCTCAAGTCTAATCAGGTTAATATGGTCGTATAAACTGGCTTAGCACCTTTGATGTTTTGTAATCTAGACATATCAAAGTTAACTCATGGGCAATTCTTCGGTTGGAAGTCTCAATGCCTCTTAATTTCCATTCAAGGATGTTCCTCATTGATTCGAGATATGATTGTTCTAATCATATTATATTGAGCCTCTGTTGGTAATACTCATGGTAGATTGAAATTTCAAACAACCTCAATCTGTATTGAGTCAAGATTAGCTTGTGCATTTCTAGTTCCTCATACAGCTATGTCCAAATCATTTACTTTCACAAAGTCTCAAGAACATCATACTATAAAGTGTGCTGGTATGTGCTTCATTTTTCAACTAGCAACCCGAGTTCAACTCATTGACTTCTCCATCTGCTTGGCAGATAAACAGTTTGGGGTACCAGTATTATGAATAATAATATACTTATATCACCTTACTATTGTACTGCTCCTGTTTGTAGGGCTGACAGAGTTCCCTGTTCTAAACCCGTACCTGTCGAAGTACCGTTTATAGCATCGAATAATTTACTGTCAATCCTCTGTATGTTTTCATCGTACGCATCAATTTTTGCTTGTGCTGCATCTCTTATAGTAGTCTGTTCTAGTTTTAGGTTTACATTTTCAGCCTTATCAAGATACAATTGTTCAATAGGAGAGTTATGTCTGAAGAAAGAAACCAGTAACATGACGAATAAGAATCCAGCAATTCAATACGGAATATACTTTTTCATGAAGTAGAATAAATTCTAAAGCCCATAAATAAGACACTATTTTTTTACCATCGAGTATGCTATACCCCAAGATAAACAAAAGCCTATAACTATAAGACTCATGTACGTCGGTATATGGAATCCAAAGATTCCTGATATCATTTTTGCTCATATGAAGAACAAAATAATAATAACTGCATGACTAAGGTATTTAACTTGGTTACCTACTGCCTCCAATATAAAGTATAGAGATCTTAGACCAAGTATTGCAAATATATTGGAAGAGAATAGGATGAACTTATCTGACGTGATTGCTAATACAGCTGGTATAGAATCAAAAGCGAACATAACGTCTGCTATCTCAATAACTACCAAAGTCAAAAACAACGCAGTCATAAATAGTTTTCAGTTTTCTCTTACAAAGAATTTGTGTCAATCTAATTTTGGGTAAACAGGTAGTATTTTTTTTAGAAATGTAGCTATCTTCCCTTTAGAATAATCAACTTCGTCTTGTTCTCAACCATCTGACATTAGCTCTTTGAGCATTTTAATAGCAGACCAAATAACAATAAGACCGAAGATAACTAACACAACTGGTCAAAGTGACATTAGCCACGCCCCAGCAAAGATAAAACACATTCTTAATACGATTGCACCTAGTATTCCTCGGTATAAAATTCTATGTCTATACCTTTGAGGTATAACGAATGATGAGAATATTGCCATCATAACGAATAGATTATCAACCGACAGTGATTTCTCTAATAAGTAACCACTAAAGAAATTCATTGAAGCGTCCAGACCCATTGAAAAATATATATACACATTGAATCCTACAGCCAAAGCTATCCACATACAGCTTTCTATAGCTGCTTGTTTCAAAGATATTGCTTTATCTTCCTTATGCCTTAGATGATCAAATGTCAACGACGCTGCAAGAACCACAAACATAACAATGTAATGTCACATTATCTTTTTGCCGACAATAAAAAGCTAATGTAAGACACTAAGATAACGGCACATATGATGAATGATAACATCCCGCTAAACATAAAGAATACCAATAATGGAGCCAATACTAAGAATGATCTAATAGCAGTATTATTGTTTTGATCCCATCTTACGATAAATCCATTGATTAAGTTAACCAAGAATCTAGTGAAAGGATTTCTCTTTGTGGCACCAAGCCATAGTTGGAATTTGTTTGCGTAAATTTGTCATAAATGTTTTTCAATAAATTTGAGTATAGTATTAAACATTCCTAAATAGGGGGTAAGAATAAAAGAAAAGGGTGGTGGTTAGCCACCCTAACCTACTAAAGACTTTCAGCTACTTGTGAAATGTCTCCGTCAATGTAGTCTCCCATTGCTGTGAAAGCATAGTTGTCACCTGAGTCAACAACCTTACCTACTACTACAGCAGTATGAGCACCACCTTGAGCCAATACATAAGTTGCAAGAACTTCGTTTGTTTCTTGATTGTATACAGTTGCCTTAGCATTTGCAACATCAGAGAACTTAACGTTTCCTGTGTAAATATTTACACAGATGAAGTACTCACCATCACCAGATTTAGTGGCGTCCATTTTAACGAATTCATCGTCTCCATCTCCTGCACCAGTTCTATTGTCTTCTGACAATTCGACCCCAGTAATAGCAGTTCTAGCATTGTAGTATGCTACTTTCTTTGCTCCATTTGCTTTTTCAACAATGAACAAATCAAGATCTGCAGTAATTCCTTCTTTAACGTCCCAAGAGAGACCTACTCTAATTTTTGAGATAGATGAACCATCTGCTTTTTTGAGGTCTAGAGTTTGACCTTTAACCAAGTTGAGTGCTTTCATGTGTGTGTAGAAAAATAGGATAAAAAAGATTAGGTTGTGTATCGGATTCGAACCGACATCTTCCGCTTACTACGCGGATGTTTTTCCATTAAACTAATACATCCATATAGATATACCCCTCACGTGGACTACTCACTAGTTTTCATCCACGCTACTCATATATTGTGACTTGATACATAATACCTATCGTCGCCCAAACTCCGCCACTTGTCCGCCTACATTGTTCGTACACTCCATCATATACCTCTACCCCTACCCTCCGGTGATCAAACCATACTCTCAGTTACCCATATATGACTTGCGGACACCCTGAAACCCGTTCTTTATAACGGGGATAGTTATAACCCATACGTACTTTTTTGCAACACTTTTTTATTTAAAATCCAACTCTGTGAATGGCCGTGGTTTGTTTTTATATTGTCTAACCTCGTTTTTGAGCCATGTACGGTCTCTATCGTTTTGTAAATATCAAACGTAGATCTCTTTGATTGCCCATAATGTACCTAATTCTAATGACTTATTATAGTACGGATTACAAATAGATTCGTTTTCATCTTGTTCGCGTTCTATACCTCTACATATCATACTGAAAATCCCGAAGAATCCAACAAGCTCTTGTGGCAGTTTCTTCTCCGTCTGTCATTTGCGATCAGCTTTTTTGTAAGAGAATCTATACTTCATTCCAGGGATAGCGATGATCTCTTTTAAAATATAAGAGAAATCCTCCCAAGTCATTCTATACAAATTTCATTTAGATTTAAATGTATTGCTGATAAAGAACCCACTGATCCAAGAATCTAACGGAAATTTAACAAACCATAGATATGGAGCATATATACGAACCTTGTTTATATATACGAATTTATTGAATGCTCATCTTAGTAGGACGTTATTGTTATTGTAGGACTTGATAATATCTTTGAGTCAAAGTGTTAACAATAATTCTATAATAGATAGCCCTTCCTCATTAGTCAATTCTTCTATAAAGATTGGACGTAATGATAATTTCTTCCCCGTCATAGAACAGACAGGGATGTGTGTTTTACAGAAAGAGTTAGCCTCCATACCGTCCACAGAGTCTTCTTTGTAAAATATCAAAGACCCCTCGGCTACGGCATGGTTTGGATAAACTATTTTTCACTCACTATTTAGGTAGATCATTGTCATGATTTTTTAGATTTAAATTTCATATAGTTGATAGTCTGGTCAATCTCATCAATCAATCAAGATGTTCATGTCATTTTAGTCTCTAGTATTCTTCTTAAGTTTAGTAGAGATTGACGTGTCCCTTCTTCGCACTCATCAATATCTGATGGGATCCCAGAAGTATTTAAGAATGCCTTGAATATATACCATAGTTGTGGCTTCTCCTCTATATACTTGAAGTCTACGTAACACGCCTGTCAAGGTCTAGCCTTATCAAAATGTTCGTTGATTGTCTTGAATGTAGATATTATATCCATTTTGAAAGCGTCTGAGAACCTAGACATATCAAGATTTATATCGACATAACAACCACCATTACAGAATTCTACCAAGCCCCTATGGACATTGAAGTGATTGAACAATACGATATATTTATTTGCGATATCGTCTGAATCATCTCTAGATAATTGATCGAACATAGCATCAACAAGATACCCTTCATAATCTCATAATCACATTTTTCTAGCTATAGCTATAATGAATCAATAGCATTGTGATGTTCTATAGGTATCTCAATAATCTTTCCCAGAGGAATCAATCTTTATAACTAATGCGTCCTGTACAGAAAGCCATTCATCAACTAATCAATTGATCCCTGTCTCGTCCTTAAATATTTCTAGGACATTTCCAAGAATATTCCCCGGTAGTTCCTTCATGGCTTCTAGTCATCATGCTAACATTTTTCTTTTAGCACAAACGAGACAGATATTTCTTGAGACGGCTGCGGCATCATGGAATTTTGTTTGTCCATCAAATATAAACTGTCAAGAGATTGGGATACTAACAGTACTTAGTGTCTGCGTTCCCTTCATAATATTCTGTCAGTCGAATGCTGTTCTTACTAGCGATGTTACCGCAGCAGAATTTTTCAGGGCATCATTTCTAAATTCTTCTATACTGATAGGAACGCTATGTCTTAATGAGGATTCCAAAACAAATGGAGATGATGCGGCGGGGACACTGTAATGCATACCGAACATCTTATCTAGCAATAATCTTTTGATAGTTGTTTTACCTGAGGCTTTCATTCCTTCGATAAACATACCTGGGATCTGTAGACGTCTGTCTCTAAAGAATTTTGAGTACACCAATCATATTCACATTAAGAATAGGGGATAGATAACCTTAGGCTCATATATTCTAAATAAGATATTTACTATCTCATCTCGTGACATATTAGTTTTCCCTGGTTCGTCTATCTGATCTTTGTTGGAATCAACTGTCCCTACATCACAATACAATCCGTCCATTATATACTTACCTCATGTCCTTACTAGGAATCTCTTCCCAAATATTTCTTGAAGTCATAGACTTTCAGTATGCTCATACTCAGTACTTGTATTAAGGATATATTGTCTCAGCAATTTGATTCACTGAACATTGGTGATACAATCTACTCACTGTTCCATGATCATCTTACTAAATTCTCATGCAGCACTGAACGGCTTAAGTGTGACAATGTTAATACCTTTGTTACTATCAATCTTTACAATTATTTTGCTACCGTCTGAACCTCAATCCGGACGTTTATTTATCTTAAAGAATCCTATTGGCTCTACGATTCCTGCTACTAATTTCTCTACATTTTCTCAGTTCTTCCCGTTAGAGATGAGGACCATTTCTTTTCTTACCTTATCTACTCTGATCTGAGTAGATGCTCAGTATCCTATGATATATGTATCCTTGTCGATAATCTTGATATTGTTTGAGTCTGCATTGATTGTAGCTAGTCTGTCTTGATATTGCTTGATAGCCTCATCACATTTCAAATCATAGTTAGATTTGAACCAGTGGATCAAATCCGGAAGCGAAGATATATTGAGAGCTTGTTTGGCTATTGTGTAGGCATTACCTCTAGGCTTATCCAAGGTAGTATCTGCTGTAAAACAGTTTACCGTGTTTCTAAACTTATGATAAGCATATCCATTTACTTCTCAAGTCTTCGTATGAATTGATCAGTCTGGCAGAGTAGTGAACTTCCCTCATGATACTTTCTCTAATACATCACTGGCGTCGATAGACTCGATCTCTTCGAAGATCTGTTTGATGTCTGGCCATTGAATGTATTTTTCCTTATCTTTACCATACTTCCATAGGATCTCATCGTACCCTATAAACATAGAAGTAAGATCCGTAAGCGAGTATTGAGCATCGAAAGTTTTGATAGATATTTCTTGATCTCCTGTATTGTCTGCCCAGTATTGAGTACTTGGCATAGGGAATCCAGTAGGTATGATCGCTCAGATCCTCTTGGCAATATTTGATGAAATCTTTTTGATCGCATCTTGATTTCCTACCTTGCTGTACTCCTTATCTAATTTAATAAAGATATATTTTCCCTTAGGTGAGGTTATTATCATAGATGGAGCAAACAATCCCTCTCGAGTCTTATTGGCCCCGTCGATGAAAAAAGATAGTGTGTAAATACTATCTGAAACTATGCTAAAGAATATATCTTTCTTTTTCGCTGGAGAGTTCTGTATTTCTATATCATCTATGAGGCATGGATCTTGCTTTCATTTAGCAACTCAAGCCTGCATAGAATAAATATTTGATCACGGAAACCCGTCCAAAAAAGATTTGATTTTATCTGCCTCAATCATCTATTTTATTCAGGATATAAATAGGATTAGTCTTCTAGATGATCTGGCTTGTTATAGTAGCTATATAAAGAGAACATAGATATGATCTGCTCTTTAGTTACTCAATCTGTCCCAGTGAAATCTATAGTAGATAAAGACATTTTTTTACATCAGTTTACAAATTTCTTATAATCTTCTGGTCCTATACATTCCTTGAATAAATTTGGCTGTCCCGTCAATCTTATTTGATGACTAGTAGGCGCAATGAAAGAGACTAACTCTGATATAAGTTGATTAGCGATATACTTATTACTAACTAATTTATTAACAACACTTGCAATGTCCTTTCTAGTTGCCGTGTTAGCCATAATAGTTTTCCCTATAAAGTAGGGATCTCAATCTTTTGATATCTTAGCTTTGAAATATATCTTAGAGTCATAGTGCTTTGTATTCTTTTGTTGCATGGGGAGGGGAAGATTAGATTCTAAAATAATTCAATCCGAGTACATACTCATTTAAAAATTTAATAACTTGGATAGCAGGATATGTTTCATCATACAGGATTATTGTTTCCTTACCGTGTTTATTGATAACCGCTCTATGGTCTGAATGACTGAACTCAATGAAGTGATCAACGTCTATAGTTCGTCCTACTGTTCTCATACTACCATAAGAATGTGATTGCCCAGCACCTTGTGCAGCATAACATACCGTTCTTATAACATCACAGAATTGTTGCCCAGTAAATTCCTTCATAAGTTTAGTTGCTTCTTGATGAGCTAGAAGTCCAGGATTGACTTTCTTTTCTGGTACCTCTTCTAGGGTTGGTGGTGTTTCCTCTTGTGGAGGTATAACCGCTTGAGCAGATTGTTTTGCTAGTTCTTCTTCCTGTTCCTTTGTAACTTGTTGGGCTGATTCTTGTGTCGCTAGTCCTGGAGCTAACTGTTCTGCAGCAGCTTTATCTACTCAATTGTCAATTGCAATTTCTCGTGGGTTGATTGGCATGTGTATTAAGTTAATTATAAAAATTATTCGTAATCTTTCATATCAAGATATGTGAAGTTATTTGTGTATGTTTGATACGCTCTCTTTCTGGCGTACCATTGATTCTCCGTCATTGAAGAATTATCTACTATGTCGTATATATTTATCTCTTGTTTCCCTTCAAAAGATCTCATTGCTCTTCCCGATGCTTGTATAACATTAGCTGGCTCTCTACCTGAGAAACAGACTATAATTGTATCTACTGCTGGATTATCGAATCCTACTCAGAGGATTTGTCTTGTTGCTACCAATACTCTTTTTTCTTCAAATTGCAACATAATTTCATTTCTTTTTTTTGTGGTAGTTGTGGCAACTATGAATGGGATATCAAGTTCTTTTCAAAATCTCTCGGAAGTCTCAGCTCTGTCAGTCATGATAAGTATTTTTTTGTTTGCTGATAAAGACTTCTTTACTAGTCTTTTCACCACATCTATTTTTTCTGGGTTTGCTTCTAACATTGTCTTAAGATTATTCCAATCAGCATACTCATCGAATAGTGTCTTGAGTTTTATCTTAGTAACCCTTATGTCAAATTGAGAGATAAGAAACTCTCTATATTCATAAGCATCTACTATTCTTCCCCAAAATTTTAGGAAGTCACCATACTTAAATCAAGACATATCAGGAGTTCAAGTCATAGCATACTTATATTGACATTGGGTCTCTATGATCATATTTCTGTATGTGTTTTTGATGAGTAGATGTGCTTCATCGAATATAGTTATATCCCATTCCCCATTATATTTTTCTAAGAATTTTTTGTAGGAAGCATAAACAACAACCGTTATGTCATTGAATTGTTTCTTCATTCCATAGTAGATACCTACTTGTCATGGGAATTTTTCTTCTAATGATGCTGATAGTTGTTGTGCATTCATAATTGTATTTGTCAATATAACTGTCTTTCATTTAAGCTGCCCTATTATCCAAGCAGTTGTCACCGTCTTACCGTATCCAACATCGGCGTATAAAAGACCGTATGGTTTCTGGATAAGTTCTTTCTGTGGTCTATCCTGATATCGTCTAAGTACTGTAGTATCGTGTATTGTAATAGGCTTATTTATTACTGACTCTACCTTTATTCCGAAGTGTTCACAAGCAGAGATATTACACTTCCCATTCCTAACATTCCATAGTGGATAGAAATCTGGTTGCATATATCAGGCCTTCTCATTGATCCTAGTTAGCTTTTCTTTCTTGTAATTTTCTGTACGCAAAAAAGATTTAGGATTAGCGAAGGTATTTAGTTGTGTTATCTCTGCAAGAGTTATTGATCAGTTATGGAGCATCGTAGACAACAGGAGGTAAAGGTTGATTAGAATAGATAGACGTGTGCTATCTAGCTATTCTAATGAACCCTTACGGGCTCATTGACTAGAACGGTAAATCATCATCATTCTTTGGTGCTGATGTAGTACCTCAAATCTTTTCTAATTTCCAACAAGTGATAGCATTGAAGTATCTACCTGCTTGAGTTTTAGATTCATTAGCCCTGCTGTTGAGATTAACTAAGATAAGATCTCCTTCCTTTACTCCTTCGAGCAAACCAATCTTGTCTCTAAAGAAATCTACTGCGAGACTTCCTTTGAATTCTCTATCTGTATTCTCTTCGAGAACAACAGTTTGTTTTTCTAGATCAGCTCCGATAATTTCTTTCGGGCAAATTGTTTTAACGATTCCTTCGAATTGCATGGTGAAATAAGTGTAAGAATAAAATACTAATTTATTGGAGTAGCTCCTACAGGTTACCGACAACAGAGCTAACGTTTCGCGACATTGATACTTGCGGGATCAAGACGGTTTTACGATGGTGCATTACTACATCCACCTCCAATGGTGATTACTTCTTAGCGATGATGATTGCTTTGTATACATTGTCTCTGTCGCTTTCATCAGAGTATGTGATTATCTCTTCGAATCAGCCCATAGTAACTATCTTTAGTACAGGCTTGAATCAGTCTTGTTCTACCTCAGCGGCTATAAGAGAGATGAGAGATGGATTGACCCAGTTATTACTCTGGACATGGATCCGAGGCACCGCACTCTTTACTAACTTAAATGCATCATCTCTTTCTATTTGGGTATCATATCAGAAGTCTAGCCATTCTCAATTAGAAAGCCTAGCTGATATAAAATATCTACCATCGTGTCAGGTATATGTTTGTACCCATGACATTAGATTGGGTACAACCCATATCCTTCATTTGAGATTTAATAGCATCGGATTAGATAATTATTTAAACAACTTACAATCAGTGTAGGTTAGCTCGACCATAGTTTCGTAATCTATAGCATCGTTCTGAAACAACTCTATCATCTTACAAGAGATGTCTCTAGTCCAAGATGGCGCTGGCGTATAGCGATCCTTAACATCATCATAAACAATCTTAGCTATGCGGTTTTTCACTTCTCATTGCATTGTATTTTTTAGATCGTCTATATCTACTAGTTCATACCAATAGACTTTAATATTATAGTAACCACTATCTCCATCTCATCCATGATCCCGATGCTTATTTTGATACATCCCAATATCTCATTTATGTAGCTCCATACATTCTTTTATTCCTTTGATTTTACTCTCTAATGTTCCTAAGGAATCTCATAATAAGTCCCACTCTTCTGATTTAGCTCTTAATGTTCTATATTCATAACTTCAATATCTAAGTTCTCCTGATTTATAAAGTTTGTTAGCCTCTTTGACGCTATTCTTCCAAGACGATTCAACATCTTTGGCGATATCGTCGATCATTCATTTGGTTAGTTGCATGATAGTTGGTTGAATATAAATTATCTCTTTGCAAATCTTCCCTCGCATCAGATCTTGAATTGGCACCCTTCACAGAATTTATTGTTATGTCTAGGATATTCTCCCAACATATTACATTCAAGATATTTAGTCATAGTTCTGTCTACATATTCTTGACATTCTGATCTACATCTAATAATTGTAGCTTTCTTCATAGAACCTTTAGCTTTATCCCAACAGACAAAAGAGAATTCAATCTTATCTACTTTATAGTAATCCATAAGCATCAATGGATATACGAAACTTTGAGCATCATAGTCAAATAAATTCCCATCAATGTAATACGCATGAGTAGAAAATTTAAGATCTTCAACGCTGATAAAGACGTCTTCTTTTGGATTATTTCTATCAAAGTCACGAGGAATTATTACAAGATCAGTACTACCAACAATCATCTCATCCATCCATTTAAGATAGTGCTTGGCTTCCTGGTAAACATAGTTGTCTTTCTTGAGATTTTCTACATATTTCCTAGCCTCAGCATGTGCTTTTTTCATCATATGAATTTGTTTGAAATCCACAGAGAAGTTAGCCATATACCAAGTGAAATATGCATCAGTAGGTCCATTACTATTCACCGCAATGTTTAGCATATCACCCGGATAAGTCTCAGCGATATCAGGTGAGTATTCATCGTTCTTAAATTTGAACGGACACTGTATGAATGATGTCAGTGATGTTACATGAATTGGGTTCATTGTGATAGGGTGCAATTAAAACGGGAGATCATCTAGATCAGCCGGCTGCGTTATGCTAGGAGGTGAGACAATCTCACCATCCTTAGTGTTACTAAACATATCCTTGCGGAATTGTCAACAGTCTATGGTTATCATATCCACAGATTCCTTACCCATTTTGATTGTAAACTCTTCTTTAACTTCGTATAGTTTACCGATCTCTAGTTTCTTGAACTGTGTTCATTCACTGTCATTTGTATTACACCTTAGCATTCTTTTCCTTGGTTACCTTTAAATATGAACTTGGTTGGATATCCAAAAATTCAAACGCTTCAGGAGATTCTTTTAAGAAATCCATATTGACTGTTTGTTTCACAACACCACCACCTAATTTCTCTACAAGTTGTGATAGTTCCACCCCCTCTTTTAGGACTGTCTTATTGACAGAGATTTTAGAAAGAGTATACCCATTCATAGATATAGGTGCTTCGATATCATCTAAGATAGGTGCAATTATTTTTAGTTCATCTTCCATCTCTTTGATAGAATTTTTGAGTTCGATATATCTTGCAACTACTGCTGTCATATCTGGCTTTCAACTATTCCCTGAGTTGTTTCAGATGATTGATCCGTTGATGTTTGATCATTCGATGGTGATTGCGTTCATTCTGGTAGCTGATTAGTTTGTAAAAGATTAAGTGAAGCCAGTGCTTCATTATACATAACCCCCATAGCAACATGCTCTGGACTTTTGTCCGCTATTCTGAAACTTTCTTTAAGTTCTTTTAATACTCAAATGAGTTTCATCTTGTCGCCCACAACAGATGCTTTTGTTGCGTCTAATAAGATTGGATGAACCAACTCATTAAATTTTTCTTTTATTTGTTCAAGAACTGACTCAGAGGATTCTCCTGGAATAATCTCAACTCCTTCTTGTACAAAGTTACCTTCTCCTTCTTCTGGAATATAAGGCATTCAACCCAATTCACTTGGGAATGCAGCACGGAATCCTTGTCCGATAGCAACCTTTTTAATCATGAACTCTGGCATGGTTGCCCAAGTCCCTTGATATGATCAGTCTGATTTCTTCTTAGCAAATTCTGTCATAGATACATCCCATTCAAAAGGGAGTTTCCAATCCTTTCTATGAATAGTTACTCTAGCTCACAGCAATTTGTTATCTTTGTCTATGATTGTATTTACAGTCCAACCATCTAGTTGCCCGCTTCTCATAGCTCTTTCGATATACGTTTGATATCCGGTAACTATTGTAAGTTCTGGCACCTTCTCCCGCTTACCATTAACATTGACACTCTTTTCATATGGGATAGCATAGATCTCCCTCTTGAATGGATTTAGATTGAATCCCTTGGCTATGTTTAAAAACATGATAAGTTGGTTGTCTGAGAGTTTTGTATTACTACCCAACAAGAAGTCTTTAATCATTTTGTCTGTTACTTGACCTACAACCAATTCTGATTGTGTGGTCTCTGCTAGAACTTCACTTGGCTTAGGCGTCATCTGTTTCGGGGTTAATATTAAATTTGCTTAGTAAGAATAATATTTGTTGCATTTCTTGATCTTGTGCTGAGTCTAATTTGATTTGTAAAGATCTAACAATAAGGTCTTCTTCTTCTTGAGTGAAACAAGGATTGAATATATCTTTGTGTCAATCTTCGTTCATAGATAGCTGCCCGTCTTTGCTGATCTCCATCTTAAATCTTGTGATCTCAATTTGATTAGGGACCAATTTGTTTGATAAAGAAATGATTGTTGGAGCGTCAGATTCTAGCATTTCCTCGTCTTGTGGTTGAGGTAATGTTCCTAGGATAATAAGTCTATCGAACATAGATACCCAAAAATTCTCATCTCTCATTTTTTCTTTTTGAACCTTTACTAACTTTACTTTAATTTCATCATTCTTTTCCATAACTAGATCTATTTATAAAAGTAAAGCATTGCGTATAATCCTGCGACTGCGATGAAAACAAGAGCCAATCAAATGACTACTGGCTTGGTGTTAAGGCTGAAAGAAAATTCTGCCTCTATTGATTCTTCAACCCTATGGGGTGCGGCAACTTTGGATGATTTCTTTGTGTTTGTCTCTACCGGAGTAGGTTCCTTTGTATTAGATCTTGGTGTTTGGATTCTTCTAGATGGTTTCTTGTCCATTAGTGCAAAATATAAATTAAAAATTTAACAATCCGGAGTTCGTTCAATAGATCTGTACTGAGATATCCTATATAATCAATTAGGTATCTTATGAGCACGAGCATAAGCCCTTAGCTCTAACAATTCTTTTTTCTTAGCTACTTCTGACGTCTCATTGCTTCGAGAACACAGCATCTCTAGAAAAGTATCCAGTATATACTGACGTTTTTCTCAAGCATCGTCAAAAATTGGTTGGTTTTTATTCATCAGATTGTGGGCATAATATAAACGATACGTACTTTTTTGCAAGAGATTATTTGTTTTTTTGTCTTGGCTTCTTAAACTTACCATACTTTATTCTGAATACATATGTAGTTTTCATACTTAGGTTTGTTGTTTCTTTCCAGAAACAATATCTCATAACGTGATCGTCCATAAGAATATCTTTTTCCACTTTGTTTGCGTCTTTCTCGTCAACCTCGAATGTACAATCATTATCGAATTTTCATCCTTCTGATCGCTTCTCATTCTTTTTAATCTTGACTTTTAATAACGTAGCCATAATAAGTTTTTTGATAAAGAGATAAAATTAGTTTACTGGTTCAAGGCTTTCTTCTAGAACTCGGAATTTACCGTTACTAGAATCAAGAAGATATTCTACTGTAGTTCATCAAATTCTTATCCCTAATATGGGGCGAACGACTATGTATGTATCGTCAGCTCTTTTACATAGATCTCCTACATTAAATTTAGTGATTACTTTTACTGTCTTTGTTGATGGTACTTTCTGTTTGAATTCCATTGGGATAGGGGGTATAAAATAAAGAACTAATAATTTTCTTCGAGCCAGTCGAAATAAGCGTCAGCCATATCTCTTTTAACCTGAGGCCAGTCTATGCTATCATAGTAACTGTCTAGTTGTCAGCTATTTACTAGGTAAGCCCTAGCTGAGTTATCCTCTACATACTTCTCTAGATACATCGCTTGGTTCTCGTTCTCGAAATCCTCGGGAGACATATCCGGGCGAAATACAACTTTTTGTTTTCTCTTTGGTAGTGGTTCAGCCATTAGTTCGGTTGGTTACTTGAACTAAAATATGGATTTCTACACAATCATAGGCAATACCCAGCTGAGTATTGTACTCTGTGAGGTATGAATAAGTCAGCCCTATCAGGATTAGCTAGGCATACCATATTGCTTACGATATATATTTTCCCTGGCTGTTCCTTAGGTAGTGTCGATGGTACCAATTGATTTTCATAGACAGGGATATCGTTTACATATCCTATCAACATCTCATTCTCCGAGATCCTGATACGCCCGTGTGCTGGGATGCTATAACCACTAGCAAAGGAGACTACGTGTCAAGTTAGGTTAAATATCTGAGTTCACTCGTATGCTGGCACATCTTGGTTGATGTTGAAGAAATCTTCTTGTTGTTGCACTGGTTCGAGCTCTTGAATTGGTTCAGGCTCTGTCATCTTTGCTAGTGTATTTGTTCTAGATTCTTGCATCTCTAGCTTAGTTCTTCTCTTGCGTTTTGGCTTTACTTCTCAAGATTGTTCTAGCTTAATCTTCTTTGGTCTTCATCTACCTCTCTTAATTGGCTGCTCTTCTTCCATATCTAATCAGACAATTACCTCTTTCTTTGGTCTCCCTCTTCATTTCTTGACGATTGGTTCAGTCACTTGTTCTGCGAACGGTTTACTGATTAGTTTGTTGTATTGAACTGGTACGAATGATGTTTCTCTAACTAGAATTGAGCCACCATTTTGTTCTATAACATAATAATCAACTCATTTCATAGTATGAGTATAGGATATTATTTTACTTACTGTCCCGTTATTCATTTGGATGAGTAGCCCTGGGGCAAAATGCTTTTTTGTCATTACAAATTATAGTGGATAAAAATGCTGATAAAGAATTTACTTTACTTCTTTTAGAATATCTTGAAATGTTTTATTTGTTTCAAGTAGATATTCCGAAAGCAAGTGATTCAATCTATTGTGTATCCATACTAATTCCTTGTGATGGAAAGAAGAGTTCCCCCTATTTATATCAATCCATTTGAGTTTGTTTTTCGCCTCTGCTTTTAGTTTCATAAGTCCGATGACTATCTTGTCTGTTGCTTTCTTATTAGCCATATGTAATATAATAGAAATAAAATTATCTTTTTTTTATGATACAAAATTCTCTATTGATCCCGAGTTCGTCTAGCTTTACCTGGATATAACTCGCGTCATATGTAGTGAATAACAGATCGTCCTGAATCATTACAACCTTAGGACAATTCGGTTTGAGGTGTGCCTTATAGACGTATCGCATTATCGGCTACGGTATTGAGATAAAAATTCTAATAATTTCGCTTTCATCCCCTCTTCATTTTTCTCGCTCTCTATAAAGATATAGTCTTCTTCCATTTCTAGTATAAGAGACTCAACTTCTGCGATATTATTTATTATTGCTCATTCCTTTTCTAATATACTTCTAACTTTGATATAGAAATCTGCTCTTCCTGGGTAATATACTCTTCCGAACATCTATTAGTCTGTTATAGATAAAGACTTCGCCTCTTCTGCTAGTTCTTCTAATCTTTCAATCATTTCGTCATATCAATTTTCGTAAGTCACAAATTGATCTTCTAGAGTTATTGCATATTTTCTTCACTTCTCTGTGCCATATCTAGGGGTTCGTCTGTCTGTCCTGATTTCTATATCCGTTCTATCTTCACTACAAGCGACTACTTCTGCGTATATTCATTTACCTTTGTAGAGATTTGTTATTAAAAATCCTATCTCTAAATCATTGGCGTTTTCTAGTCGCTCATCTTTTTGTTCGGTTGTGAGCTTTGCAAGTGTCCCGTCTTCGTCTATAGCTTCTTGGCGTCAATAACCTTGACAAGAACATTTATATTCATTCTCCTCTAATACTTTTTTACTATCTGTGCTTTCGTGGTAGTATTTTGCCATTCTATTCTTGTCAATCAAATAAAACATCGTCCGGCGTTCTGTCATCGTCCAGTGTTGCTGGCTTTTGTTCTGATGCATCCATTAGTTCTATGCTTTCTTCTACCACTCGGTATCTATTCTCTTCGTGATTATCCGGGTCATCCCCCGTATGGAAAGAAGTATTTTCTATATCAAAAATAATCTCTCGAGAATATACAATATCTTTATAATTATGAAAACTCGCGATAACCCCTGGTATTTTTTCTGGAAGATTATTCCAATATTCTTTTGTTATTACTCGTACTTTTTGTCATTTCTTATATTTTTCCTCCTTCGTTTCCTGTTCTCTCGCGTCGGCTTCTGTTAGTTCTTGTATAGCCATCTTGGATTGTAATAAGAAAAGTAAAGACCGGCGCACCGGGTTGATAAAGGACCTACTTGTACTCTTTTGCGTATCAATCGGCAATCATTGCTTCGTTGACGCTTTCGTTTTCTAATAAGATCTCTCCCAATAGTCTGCCATAGTAGTCCTTATGGTTTTCAAGTTTTATATTTATCCTACCCGGACGGCTTAGGATTTGTCTTAGGTGGTCCTTTGCTTCTTGTCCACCGCTTTCGGCGTATCAATATCTTAATGTGTTGCTCTCGGGCGCGTCAATCCCTGTTAGTCTTAGGGATTGCTTTTTTCCTTGGTATTCTACTTTGACTGTGTCCCCGTCGATAACGTACAAGAGTTTGGGGGCGTCTGTATGTAGAATAACAAAAGACGCTCCCCCAAAAAATAACAAAAGCACAATAACTAATAGACTTTTTTCAGCGTTCATACGTCGGCTATTTTACAAAATAAACTGTATAGTTTCCGTTTGTTTCAAAACATTTTACACCGTTTTTGTCTGCCGTTTTGATTTCGTCGTATAGAAATCTTAGCCCATTATCTGTCAAGAATTGGTTGAAATATATTCTTGTTGTGTTGCTGTAATCCCAGTCCTTGTAAATATAAATGATTTGTTTTACTTGGTCGATGTCGCAAATTTGCGAGCGGTAAGACTGAAACGTGATGACGTGTTTTTTTAGGTTTCACTTTTTGTCTGTTTCTTTTTGTTCGATTTCAATTTGATTGGCTACTGGCGCACCTGTTCTAGTGCTTCAAAGGTTTGTTGCTGTTATAGACATTGTAGGGTTTTGGAAAAGGTTAAAAAGATTTTGATAAAGAAAACTATTTGTACAGAATTCAAATTGCTGACGCTTCGTCGCGTTGTTCTCGCTTTAGGTCTAGGTTTTCTATAATTGATTTGATATTCTCTGGATATTCACCATAAATATATTGACATCAATTTTTATAATCGTCTTTGCCTTGTATTGTAGTAAAGACAAAACGCCCGTTTTTATTTGGGTCTTCAAATTCTCATCGGGCACATCATCTACAGCAAGAGAAGGCTTATTTTGCAAAGGTGCGTTGCCTGTTTAGTATCTTGAAAACTCTGTTGATTTTCTTTTTGAAATCGTTTCTTTCTTCTGGTGTTAGTTTATATTTTGTCATCGTAGATTATAGATAGGGGATAAAAAAATTAGAAATATATTTGATTGATTACTTGAATTTCTGACGGGTGTCAATTAGCATTGCCTTAAATTCTGCTTCTATTCTTTTAAATTCCTGGAATTTCTTTACTATATCCTCTGGTGTTGTCTTGTTATTTCTCATAACCTGATAGAATGCGACTAATTTTACTTTCTTGTGTCCTGCTGCACTAGATAAAAAACTCGAGATCATACTATCAAACAGCCTTTTTATTCTATCATCTATAGAATAGAGCACTTTTAAATCCTTGTCCGCCTGTTCTTCTGTTATCTTTGCATATTTGCTTAGCAAATCATTATCGACTAGGCAGTAGAATTCTACACTTCGTGTCCCATAGTGGGCTAGGTCGCTCAAGTTAATTATTTTGATTTTCATCGGATTGGCGAAAAGAAATAAAGCTTTCTATCAATATCGGATAAGTAGAAAAGGTGTTGATTGGTCCAAAGTTTGACTGTCATTTGTTGGCGTCTGTGTTCTCCTTTGGGTAGAAAAAATCCATACAATACATATTTTTTATTACGTCAATAGTATCTTTGCAAGGTTCTCAATTATATCCGCAGACAATCTCTATTTTTGTAGTGGGTTTTAGTCCGTGTTTGTCTAGAGTTTTGCTGTCGTGAAATAATGAAAAATTCTGTGCTTGGATTTTTCCTATAATCATTGGGAATTGGTAGTTGATAAATGTTTTTATTCTGTTGTCCCTGTGTTTGTATTCTCTTCTTGGATTTCCTCCAATATATTTTCTAGTTCTCTATTAGTTTTTTGGTAAAGTTCCGCCTTTAATACGTCAATATCGTATTGCGTCAAGGTGATTTGTTTTTGTGTTTCTCTGATTATTTCTTGGATGATGTAGATTTTAGGCATTGGTTCGGGTTGCTAGATAGTAAAAACGCCCGGAGTTCGGGCGTGTTGGTTTGATAAAGAACTTCTTTTTAGATTGCGTTGAATTGTGCAAGCGTCCCAATAATTAGCACGGCAACCACTAGCGCCCGCAGTCGGGTATGTTTTATTGTGTCTGTGATTTCTTTTTTAGTTTCTTTTGTCATCCGTCTAGTAGTTCTCGAATAAAACGTTGATCGCTTCAAGTTCGGCGTGTGTGTATACTCTGCGCAATTTCTCGGCGTTGATTTTTAATTGGTTAAAAATATTCTGGCTTTCTCTCGCGTTTTCATATCAAAACTCCTCGATAAAATCGAAATAGTCGCCAGTATCTTGCGCCGTTCTGTAGTCCATAACTAAACAAGCGAGCGCGGCAGATTTTACCTTGTCGACTCTCTGTTCTGCTGTTTGGTTGCGTCGTTCTCTCAATTCTTTTTGACTGAGCTTTGTTTGTCTGTTTCTATCAAATATGAATGTCCTTGCTCCCTGTTCTACTTCGTAGTCGTGTTGACTTCCGAAAAAATCAAAAGTTTCTTTTCAAATCTTAATTTGATATTGGAAACGCTTTGCGCCTCGCTTCTCTGTTTCGTGCTTGGCTGTGATTTCAATTTTGTCTGTGTGGCTTTTTACGGTGTCGTTTTGCATCGTGATTTTGGCTATAAAGTAAAAATAAAAAGCGTCAGCCTCTCCCCGTTTTTGATAAAGAAAAACAAGCTAGCCCGCTTCACTGGGATTTGTTTAACCTCATCAAAAAAACAAGCTGACGCTTTTTATTTTTACTGTATATGTGATGATATTATTGTAGATATTATTATATAGAATATAATAAATCTCGGACATCGTAGGGGCTGGCGCTTGACTTTAGGGTCTACCGTCGAGGCGGGGGCGTCTATCTTTTCTCTTGCTCTGTCCTGTGTGTAAAAGAACGCTTGACGGGTTCGGGTTGCCCGTGCTTTGTTTGTTGTTGCTTTGCTTGGTTGTGTAGTGATTGTTTCTGGTGTTGGGTTTTCTTATGCGGTTTATACTCCGCAAACTAAATCATTGTTTAGTCCCAATCTGTTGAAACAATTATATATAGAATGTGTTTTTTTGCAAGTCTTTGCGTGTATTTTGTGCAATACTTTGGTTATCAATGGGACTTGTACCTCTTTCTAGATTATGCTTTATTTTGTGGATAGCTGTAGAACTGACGCCGTAGGCTTTCCCTATCTCTCTTATAGTCATTCATATTGATAGGTCTTCTCTTATTTTTTCTAGTGTTTGGCTGTCAATCTTTTTTGCTTTCCTGTTTTTATTCGTTGCGTCTGTTTGGTTGTCTTGTGGTGTTCCTATAAATAGATTATCTTTGTTGTTGTTGTTTGGGTTGTCGTCTTTGTGGCAGATGATAAAGAGTTTATTTTTAATATCATATCCAAGAAACGCTTGAGCCACTAACCTATGGGCTAGATATTTTCTTTCCCTGCTGTCATCCTTGAGAGAATAAACAATATAATGTTTCCCGTCTTTGTTGGTCTTGCCTTTCCCTCCCTTAAGATTTTTATATTGTCAATTCTTAAATAATCTTTTACAGTTTCCCAAGTTGCTGATTTGATATAGTGGGTATGCTTCAATTGTTTTTCGTTCTTCCATAGTGTGGATATTTCAAATATAAATAGATGTTTAGTGTTTTATTGATTGCCTTGTTGTTTACTTGTATATTTAAAGTATAATCAATTTTTATTAAAAAGCAAATCTTTTTTCGCGAAATTAAGACTATTATCATATAGCAAGTAAGCAGGTAAGAAGCGGGCTTGCTCTTGATATATTAAAGACAGCTTGACATTGTGCGTTTTGATAAAGAAACCGTACTACATAGTAGTATAGTATATGAATTATATATAGTATATATTTTATTTTTTATTTTATTATATACGATGTATATTTTGTGATGTAAATAAATATAGATCAAATATATATACTATATGTATCTCATATACTATACTACTATGTAGTATACTTTGTTTATAATACGCAGTAAATGTCAAGTGTTGTGTGTAGTGTGGTGATGATGTCAAGTGTTGTGTGTAGTATAGTATAGATGTCAAGGATACACTGGCTGTATATTCTCTCAGATCGTAGAGACTACCTGCTTTCTAAGGCAACCCTCCTGCCTGCCTGCTCTCTCTTCTCTACGTACACTATCCTCTGATACGCCAGATCCGACCTAAGCAAATGGGAGGGGGTAAGCCCCCAGAGGGCAGGGATATATATACTATCTCCTCCCGAACATTTTTCCAAAAAAAAGAGATTTTAGGTATACAAAAAATGTATATAGTATACAAAAAATGTATATAAATCTCTTGCAAAAAGATATGAACTGTATACACTGGTTGTATACAAGAGGTCCAAGCCCCCCCCTAACTCCAGGCACTAACTACAATTCCAAAGACATATACACTGAGTGTATACATCAACTCCATAAGTATACAAAAAATGTATACATATACACTGGTTGTATATCCACTCATCAATAAACATCTTTTTATATACAAAAAATGTATACCATGCCAAACAATAAAGATCTTAGAAATATTCTTATAGACGAAGCTGTGCCTGTGTGATCTAAGATTATGTTTAAGTGAGAGAAGAGATACTATACAGTTATGGCGAGTAACGCGTTTGTCTCTGTATGTACTAAACCATATCCACAGAATGATACTGTTCGATATACGATTATAGACTGGACTGCTAAAATAAGAGGTCCTGAAGATCTTATATTTGGACTTGGTGCAGAAAATAGAGTGGAATGTGAAGATATGTTGCAAAGAGTTACTAGTGGTGAGTCTTATATATCTGAGAGACATTGTGTTCCATTAGATATAGAGAAATCTAAATTAGTGCGAAAACTTAAAAATTTTTTATAAATAATTGTGTACATTATGAACGCGAAGGAATTTAGAGACAAGTTGGAAGCGGATGGATTTATGAATTTCCAGGAATATGCGCCGCAACCGAAAGTGAATATAAGAAGTTTGCCTCAGAATATTTATAAGATCGTGAAGAAGCTGGAGTCTACAGGGCTGTATGAATTTGATGGCTACTTTTTTATAAAAAAGTGAACAGATAACCACCTGAAACAAACAGAGACGAAAACAATAATAATTCCCAGCCAGGACCATGATGATTGTCATCAACAACCAAATAGTGTATTACAAGAAAACAATAGGATCCTGATGCAAATAAATGGCGAATTAGAATTGGACATAGCAGCTCTCAAAAAATATAAAGAGGATACAAAAAACATTAAGTCCGAGTTAGATGACGCATTGTTTTGGAAGGCGGATACGGAGAAGAAGTATCAAGCTTCCTTAAACATAATCCAGATCCAGGAGGAACGCATCAAGGAACTGGAATGATAGATCCCCTAAACAATTTTTACTTTATACCCCCATATACCCATGCCTAAAAGTTGAAGAAAATTAAGAGGTCAAAGAATCAGATGAAAAATTATTAAAGAATGAGGCACAAAGAAACTCATGGAGTATCTTAAAGCAAATAATAAATAATTTTACCTATAACCCCTACCCATGGCCGAAAAAGATACCAAGCCACAAATTCTTAGCCAGGAAGCGATAAACACACTTATTGCTACCGATGCTTTCAAAGAAAAAGCTATACAAAGTATTATCTTAACTAATAGCCTGTATGATAATATTCTCCAACTTGATGCCAAGTGATTGGTGTTCAAATATAATGCGCACTCTATGGACTATAATTTTTATATAGCCTTCAAACTTAATGGGAATCTAATGGAATCCAATGGTAAAATTGACGTAGCTTTCATAAATTGAATGAGGGATAAATATAATATTTGATCTGCACTAAAAGATATCATGTGTGATTCAATTGCCCTGGCAATATCTAACGAGCTATTCAAAACGAATAATGATTCCATAAACATATTTGCTAAACAGGCGATGAAAAATATTTTTTAATTTATACTCCATGTATCCATGAACTTCACTCATAAAAGATTGACTGATGCCCCAGAAGAACAACAAGTAATACCACAAACAATCCCCGATATGATCGCTTACCGAGAAGAAGCACTAACTCATTATGATAAATCATCTACCACAGCATTTCGTATCAAGGAGAGGATAGTACAATTAAAACATCTACAAGATAGTGTCCAGAAATTCAACAGCTAAATCATAATCCCCTTGTATTTATAATCAAAAAAGATACAATACTGTCGTCTTTTAGATTATAAAAACACTTACAGATGGTAAAAACTACAGCAAAAAAGTTCAAACCAACACACAAACCAAGAGTGCCAACTAATAAATATTTGGAAGAAGGGTGGAGAAAATTAGATCTCGATCTTAAAGATTCCACAGAAAATATCTTCAAAGTTCCAGCTAAGCAGTGGAAGAAACGATGAGTGCTTGGTAGAAAAATGTTCAATGATATGTTCCAAATAGTGGAGAAGAATGCCAGTCTATTCCAGCATCCAGATTTCCCAGAAAAACTGGTGTCTAAAAAAATATGGAACACCACAGCATTTAATGTAGCCTGGATGTCAGCAGATATTGTTGAATCAAATATCAAAGAGCTTATATGATAATCCGGAATAATTCTCTTGCAAATAAATACATATTGATTACAATACCAAAATTAAGTATATATATTTATATTATAGAGTGTTTCATGAAAGCAAAAGAACTTAGATGATTACTTGAATATATATCAGATAATGTTGAAATATTGGTAGCTTGAGAGGATGGAATGAATAAAATATATTTTTCAAACGCGTTTCATAATCCTAGAAAAGATTGATCAGAAGGTAGAATGGTAAGTATCATGTTATATACTGTTCCAGAATCTAGAGCTGATGAGCTCTTCGCTATACCGGACAATCTAGAGTGTTAGTTTTTTTTATCTATACCCCACATACCCATGGCACAATTATCACAAGAGGCAGAAGATCGTCTTATCCAGATTGATCAAAGAATTCAATACCTTTTCGATTTATCAATTAGACACGGTAGTTCTGATGAGATTACGCAGGAAAGAGAGGATCTTATTTTGGAAAAATCATCTATACTATTAGGTAGTGAAATATCTACAGTTAAGGCAAAGAAACTTACTGGTGCGAAATCTGTTATCAATAAAAAAACTAAGGTTAAGATAGTTAAAAAAGTTTCAGTCCCTAAAAAGAAATAGCCTATGTCATTCAGCACTCCCGAGACAACACGTTCCTCTAGTCCGATAAATATGCCTGTAGATATCCTTAGGATTAACCCGAGGCTATATTCTGGTTTTAGAGGAACGGATGTCGACGGGAATGTTATTATATATCCTACTTACCAAGCAGCTGTTCAGGCTTGAGCAGCTCAGGTGTCGCCTAATTATAAACAATGAATAGAGAGTCCAAATATAAATCAGGATGGTACATGAGTATCACAACCTAAACAGCCAACCCAGCCATCGGAGGTGGATAAATATATCCAGGGGCAGATAGATCAGTCTAGAACAGCATTGAATCCACAACAGCCAACTCCTATAAAAACTTTACCTGCAACCACTAACTAACTATGCCGTCAAATTCTAAGGCTTATCAGAAAGCAAATTATAAAAAATACCGAGGTACTAAGGCGGAACTTAAGTACCGTTCCTGACTCGTAAAGGTGAATAGAGACGCCGGAACTTATGGTAATCATGATGGTAAAGATTGGGATCATAAGAATGCTAAACCTACCGATTTCCGTAAAAGTAATCTACGCTCTATAAGCGCTTCAACAAATCGTAGACTATGAGCACAGAAAGCCAATAGAAGACGCTACGGTAAATAGTTTATCTATAATATTATACCATGGTAAATTTGTTAAATCGTTTAGAATGAAAACTTATGAAGAAGGGGTTCTCTAGATCTAGAGCTATAGGTACAGCAACCAATGTGCTTACTAGAGCAGGAGATCTTAATGGTAAATGAAAACCAACTCCTAAGTGAATAAAGAGAGGAAAGATGACTCCTACTCAAAGGGCTTCTACAAGAAAGAGATAGTTCTATAGATCTTTTATATTCAATATAACCACATTATGCCAAAAGAAGAATTGGATAAATTTCTCCGTATATTCTATAAAGATGTTATAGTGAGAGAATTGCAAGCTGCTAATGTACCACAAGAAGTTATTGATGCATACGAACTTCATTTAACAGATGAAGATTATAAAAAACTCCAACAAAGTATGGAGAATTTTTTGATGAATTGGTGAACTAGATTGCTTAATTAGTTTTTTATATTATACCCCCTATACTAATGCCAGACGAAATGAAATGTAATTCTAGTGATGTAAAAAAAGTTACTTACACTCAGAGATTAGAAAAGATTGTAGAAGAACAAACTATCACCCTAAAAAATCTAGACTCTATTCTCAGTAAATTATGACTATGGTTAACAGATCCAGAAGTAGATAATGTTGCGTGTGACTCATGTGGTAATTCCTCAAGTATAGAAACACTTATTTCAAGAATAAGTAGAAATAATTATGATATCGTTAGAGCAACAGAACTTATTGAAAGAGCTATTTAGCCTAAATATCTACCCCTATGCCAATAAAAATTTTGATCGGGATGCCCATCTTCGAGGGACTCCCAGTAGAACAAGTTCAGTCTATACTTATGATTCAACGCCGAGCATTGGAATCAACGCCTGTAGTACAGGTGGACTTTTGTATGCCCACTAGAACTACTTTGGTCCAGGCTAGAAACGAAATTATCAGAGAAGCTGTCGATGGTGAATATACTCACCTCTGCTGGCTTGATGATGATAATCCAGTTCAGGACCCGTATGAAGCGATAGCAAGTATGCTAGAATTTATGGAATCCAAAAAAGATTGTCATGTGGTTTCTGGGTTGATTAAATCTAGAGATGATTCACATTTCACTATCTATTCAAGTGTTGGAGAAATAGGTCAGTCTACTCCACAATATGAACCATTTGTTCCAGCTCTAACGGAAAACCCATGAGTTGACCAAAATACTTATGAACCGTTCCAGGCCGATGCTATTGGGTTTGGATTTGTACTTATGGATAGAGAATCATTCACAGCAGTATACAAAAAATATCATGGATACCCAGTATCTCAGTGACTTACTGCGTATACTTGAATAGTGGTCGATCAGGATAAGGACTGAGAACAATTGTGTATAGTAGAACTCGCTGATGCCTTCTTGTATTATCAAGGGAAGCCCATGGATGGGAACCTCAGATTTGCTAATCTATCAGAGAACTTTTTGTTCCGACATCGTCTCACGATGATCGACGATAAATACAGACCGTGGATACTTCCAAATATCCAGTGTTTTCATATCGCTAAAAAATATGTATCATGTGACTTAAAATAGATAGGGCATATGTTATAGAGCAAGGATATCTTAGACCGTTTACATTCCCAGGCGAGTCTATAAACAATGTACCTCTTGTCCGTTATGCTGTAACGGATAAATGGGAATCGGCCAAAAACGAGATACAAAAACTAAAACGTATACTTTTTGTTGATCGTACACAAGAACAAAACGATAGGATAGATTATCTCCATAAATGTTTATTTGATTTCGATGACTAATCATGTGATCTAAAGTAAAACCATCATTTGTATATGTGCTATCTATAGTATGCCCCGTGTATAATAACCATAAATTCACTAGGCATATTTTCAAACAGATCGAAGCCTTGAACCCCGAACTTCATAATTATGAGGTGATTTTTTACGATGACGGATCTACCGACGGAACACAAGATATGAGACCGAATTTTAAACATACTTGGATCCAATGAGAAAAAAACATGTGAGTCACTCATGCATGGAATAAACTTATTGATTCAGCAAAAGGTAGATTTGTGCTTGTAATTAACAATGATATTGTTATCAATCCAGAAGTAATAGAAGAAATGATGGATATCATGAAGAACGATAAGGACTGTATGGTTACAAATGCAAAGCAGATAATGCCTGGTAATATAATCATCAACGGTAAGATTACTGATACTGATAATATATCCGGACCAGCATGGATGATCAGGAAGAAAGACCGAAATTTTATAGGTCCAATCCCATCACAACTTATTATGTTCGGTAACGATGATTATGTTTATTTGAAAGTAACTCAATGACTCAAGAAAAAAAGTATCTGGACTGAATATCCTATCTTTCATTTTACTAGTCAGACCGTGAAAGATTACTCAAAACTATCAGAGGTAACTATAAATGATATTAGAGAACTTCTTAAGATAGTAGAATCAAATAAACGAAATCATCTAAAATTATATGATATGATCAAAGCACAAGAAGATTTTATTTCTAAAAATTAAGTGATATGATAGAATCAACACAAGAGGCGTTTATCAGAAACAAGAGAGACCCATCTGATATTAACGAACACATGGAAACTTTACTTTACTACTCTAGAAAATGTAATGTTGTTGCAGAATTCTGAGTAAGAACTGGAGTATCTACATCAGCCTTCCTATATGGATTGCAGCCAGGTCGTACATTTCTTGGATATGATATCCAACATTATCCTGAGGCTCAGCAACTATTTGATGTAGCTAAACAGGAAGGTAAGAGTTGTGAGTATATTATCCAAGATGTTCTAGATCCTAATTTCGAACTCCCATATGTAGACTTCTTGTTTATAGATACATGGCATACATATACACAACTTAGAAAAGAGTTGGAGAAACACGCAGATAAGGTTGGGAAATATTTGGTCTTCCACGATACAGTAAGTTTTGGTGATCATGATGAGGAACTTCCTGGTTATGTAGCCCATGAAGATTATAAATGATTACTCCCTGCATTAGATCAATTCCTTCTTATTTATCCACAATGGAAACTATTGGAGAAACACGAGAATAATAATGGTCTGGTTATTTTAGAAAACACAGAAGCTCCATCTGAAACTAGTACATATGTTCCTAAAGATATATCAAACATTGAAAATCCAACTGAAACGGACGCCCTTAACTCAAAAATATACTCTGAAACTTTAGATGATGCTTTTTGAGACGATGCCTAAAAATACAATACAACTTATCACATCTATATACTGAAATTACGATGTGTTGAAAAATCAGCCAGAGCAAACAATCTCTGTGAATTTCACTTGCTTCACAGAAAGTGATGAGTTGCTTGTAGAAGATGGAAATACATGGACTGTATATTCTGTCCAGGATGACGAACTTAATACACTACATCCTCGTTTGTGAGCAAAATACTATAGAACCCACCCATTTCAATCATTGAAAGATTTAGATATTCCACTTAATTATGGTGATATAGTTATTCGAATGGATTGATCTGCTAGATTGCTGAGAGAAGACTCTATCGAAAGACTTATAGAACAATGTCCAGAAGCCTTCGATATTGTATGTTTCGAGCATCCTGAAAGATCTGATATTTATGAAGAAGCAGAATACTGTATAGAGAATAATATTCCAAAATATAAGGGACTACCCCTTAGAGAACAAGTTAATTGTTATAAGCATCAGTGACATCCAGAGTGATTCGGATTGTCTGCAACTGGGCTACTCATAATGAAATATTCTAAAGAGGTCGAGTCAATGTTAGAGCAACGATGGGATGAATGTATCAACTGGAGCCGACAAGATCAGCTATCTTTCGATTACTTAGTTTGGTTATTAGATATTGAACGTGAATGGTTGGATGACAATCTTCGACATAATGAATACATAAATTTTTTAAATCCACATAAAAACGACTCATAATGCCCTTCTCGTTACAACAATTTGACGATTTACTAGTAACAGATTTCCTTAGCCTCTCTCAACACGATACAGTGTTTGATGTTGGCTGTGGCGCATGAAAGATATGGAACCTACTACATTCCTATGTCAAGAAAATTGATGGTATAGAAATACATAGAATCTATATACCTCAGTTCGACTTAGATAGAAAATACGATAATCTATACATATGAGATATTCTACAACATGAGTTCTTACAAAACTACGATGTAATTGTACTTGGAGATGTTCTAGAGCATATTGATAGACAGTCTGCAAAAAAATTACTTGAAAATTTGAAGAGAAGATGTAATACTATCTATGTACAAATCCCATATATGCATACACAAGGTGTGGAATTTGATAATATATACGAAACGCATTTACAATCAGATCTTACTCCGGAACTGTTTTTGAAAGAATATCCTGGATTTGAGCTCTTGTGAGCAGATTCTTTAATTTGATTATACAAACGATCATGCTAAAACCAACAGGTACTAAATTATTCGTTAGAAAAGTCAACGAAACCAAGGAAGAGGGGGTCTTTGTCCCTACTCCTAGTGAAACGTCTTACATTAGATGTGAGATTGTAGAAGACAGTCCAGATAAGCCATTGTCTTGCCAATATATATTGGTACAAAAGAGGTTTCTAGATGTTGAAATATCTCCAGATATCTTCATTATTGAATCATTCTGCGTGGATGCAAAGGAAGTTGAAGCCTAATTTTAGATTATAAGCTATATTTATGGGTAAAGAAATCACGTTTTGAGAAAATTGAAGGAAAAAAATCCTTAATGGAATAAAAAAAGTATATGATGTGGTAAGAATTACTATGTGACCTAAGGGGAAAAACGTATTATTGCAGAGAAATAACGTACCATTGATCACAAATGATGGTATAAGTGTGGCAAAACTTATAGAATTGAATGATAATGCTGAGAAAATGGGTCTAAGATTCATCCAAGAAGCCGCTTGAAAGACCAATTTAGATGCCTGAGATGGTACTACATTGACTACTGTACTGTCTTATGCCATGGCAAATGAAGGTATGAAGTATGTAAATAACGGAATCAATCCATTTACGCTATCGGAGCAGCTTTTAAACACCCAAAAATTTGTATTAGAGGGACTAAAATGAATGACTTTGCCAGTTACTTCGAAGAAGTTGATCCAAGAAGTTGCTACAATCTCTGCTCAGAGCGAGGAAATCGGTAAAGTTATCGCCGATACTATAGATAAAGTAGGTGAAAACGGGGTTATTACCGTAGAAGAAGGTAAAAATCTGGGTATAACTACTGAAATTACTATAGGATATAAGTTCAATCAGGGGTATACATCACCATATTTCGTTACAGATCCTAATAAAATGGAGTGTATTATAGAGAATGCATACATCTTAATTACCGATAAGACCATATCTAACCCGAAAGATATAGAAAAAGCACTCAATGATATTACCATGACAGGTTCTAAAGATATAGTCATTATTGCTGAGGATGTTATAGGTGATGCATTGACTATGATTGTAAGGGCAAAGAACCATAGAGGCACACCAATAAATATCGTAGTTGTTAAGGCTCCAAGTTACGGAGACGTTAAGAAAGAAATGCTATGTGACATTGCTGCCATCACTGGTGGTAAAGTCTTCTCAGATGATTTTTGAATAAGTTTCGACCAATCATCTTTGGACTATATGTGACGTTGTGATAAATTTATTTGTACCAAACAATCAAGTATCATAGTTTGAGGTAAATGATCAAAAAAAGATATAGATTCTAGAATAGCTTCTGTAAAAGCGTTGCTCAAAAACAAGGATGATGATTTTGATAGATTCGATCTTGATAGAAGAGTTGCTGCTCTTGCCGGATGAGTTGCTGTTATCAGAGTTGGAGCTGGTACTGAAATGGAAATGCAGAATAAAAGACTTAAGGTCGAGGATGCGTTGAATGCCACTAAGGCAGCTATCCAAGAAGGTATTGTTGCATGAGGATGAACGACTCTTGTAAATCTAAGCGAGTATATACTTAGTCAGTGATTCACATACGTTTCTGAAGAAGAAAAAATTGCCGACAAAATTATCGCAGATGCATTACTCTATCCGATCAAACAAATCTGTTTGAATGCTGGATATAGTGGTGATGTGGCAGTAGATAAAATAATAAAGCATAAATCCAATAGCTATGGATTCAACGCAAAGACTGGTGAGTACTGAGATATGCTTAGGATGTGAATCATAGACCCGGCTAAAGTTTTGAGATGTGCTATCGAAAATGCTGTGTCTGCCGCTATGATGCTCCTTACACTTGATGCTATCGTTGTTGATGAAAAAATTAAGGACCAATACTCAGTCCAAACAGGATTTGATTTATCTGACGCTATGTAATGGAATTAAAACAATATACCCTCTCCTCTCCATTGATGATTTACGATGGCACTAAAAAGATAGCCACAATTTATGACGCTATTAGTGCTATCGTCTTCTCCAAATATTTCACTTCATGGAAGCTCACAGTAAAATACTGATCTAAAAAACTTGATAACTATAATCAGTTAAAGTTGATCTATGGTGATATCCACTCTCTTGTAGATATTGCTAGATGATTTGCAGATACTGATTTTTTTATAAAATCCAAATGAGACAAGAATTTCGTCGCTATACCAGATGAATCTTATCTTGAGAGCTTCTGAGAAATTATGAGAAACATTGCGGATTTTACTTGAGAGCTTCTTGCTAAGTATGTCGGATCTCAGGACCAACTTAACCAAGAACTTGAGGATATTCTTCAATACGGATTGTTTGATGATGAGTGATTTAGTAGGCTTGCAAACTACTATAGTGGAATGATTTTTAATGAAACTATAGATGAGGGCCAGAAAGCCTCAGTACAATATGGGGATTATCTACTGCAAACATCTCTGGATGAGGCGGCGGATATTCCAGATCATCTTATCAATTATGTTGAAAGAGAGGTCTTGTGATTTGAGATTGATACCGCAAATTTGCGTAAGCTGATATGATTTGAGCCTCAGTGATGGCAAAGATATTTTTTGATAAATCAAAAGAGGTTTTCAACTATTGTATGATCTAGAAAGCTAGGTAAGTCCTATCTTATGGCGTACTTATTGATCAGACAAATATTTAAGAAGAATCAAGATATCGTATATGTGGTTCCTAACTTTGATATGGCCGATCAGGTGTGGAGTTATATAGAGAGATTTATCCGTGATATTAACGATCCTGGATTGAGATTTGATAAGGCAAGAAGAACGTTCTCATATACTACAAATAGAAGTATCTGTACGTTCGTATCTGCCGATTCTAAGTCAATGGGAAGATCGAAGAAAGCTGATCTTGTTCTTTACGATGAATGAAGTTTCGTATCTGATTTGGCAAGAAAAACGCTTATCCCGCTAGTTGCAAATACTATGGGATATGAGGTTTATGTGTCTACCGTATCTATAGAGACTCCAATCAACTGGTTCTACAAAAACTTTAAGAAATGAGAATTGGGATTAGATGCTGCATATTTCTCAGTAAGAGTTGATATCTATCATAACCCATTCATCGCAGATGATGAAAAGAAGAGACTTATCCAAGAATATAAGGACGATCCTATGATGTCTGCTACTGAGCTTTTCGCTATGTTTCCATCAGTAGGTTGAGGATTCAATCTCTGAGAATTCTTTTTGCATCACACAAATACTACAGATATTATAGTGAATGGAGTAAAGATAGTCCTTAAGACAGAAATTGACGATCTTAAAAAAGAATATTATAGATTCGCTCTATGATATGATCCAGCGTTGATGCGTGATAAGTGATGACTTGTGATAATTTGAGTTAAGAGAATTATAGATATTATAGATGGTATCCCTATTGATAAGAACAAATTTGAGATCATATGAGGCGCATATATCAATGTTACCGATTATACCCAGCAAATAAATATTATGTTGGAACTCCAAGAATTACTCAAGCAAGTGAATGCTGCAGGTCAGATTATACCTTGTTTTGTGGCAATGGATGCAACTGGTTCTGGTATGTGAGTATACGAGCTTATGAGAGGAATGGGTGTTCAAGAAATTCACAGAATATTTTGGGGAGGTAGTAATTTTATAGAGCCTACCTATGATAATGGTATATGGAAGGCAAACAAAAAAGATTTGGAATCACTTTTCCGTGCATGAGCTGGTAGAGATTTGTTTGCATACAACTATAATACCGAACTAAGATCTGAGATAGAAGAGTACGGAGTCTCTACAAGATCCGCCGGTGATGGTCACTTTGACCAGTTGTCTGCTTGATTTTGTGTATACTTCATTTGTAAGAGATATATTGGTGATTGGGTAGGTGATGCTAGAAATTTACCATGAAATCCAGAAGACATGTTCCAGCATATAGAAGACCTTGCTGGTAAAAAAATGCATATTCCAGGTTCTGTCTCTATAGAGGAATGACAGATAACTAGAACAAAAACACAGAATCAGAGATATAGAAGGTTTACCTATTAGTAAATGGATTGCATTTGTAGAGAAAATATCTATACTTCTTCTGATAATTATTTACTCCTATTCATTTCACTATGGTAAATCAAGAACAAGTTCACGCTCCAGCTCCAGTTGGTAAAGAAACATTTGAAGTACCAGAGTCGGATGATACTATGAAACTTAATGATGTAAGAATAATCTGGAATAACTATAAGAGTATCTATCTTAGTTACTATATTTCTATTTGGAAAAATTATTGTATGTATGGTGGCGATAGGTTACAATTTATCAGTGACTGGCAGACTAATATAAAGTCTGGTATGACTCTCTATTATACAGAAAGTACGTATGGTACTATTTCCGATGCTGAACAGGCATACAGAATTACTGGTAGAAATTTACAAGATCAAGATACGGCTGACGCCATTCTTGACTGGACAGAATGGTTACATACTAGAGTTGACTCTGATACTGCCTTCCAAGATGCCATTAAAGAAACAATTCTTTTCTGAACAGGATTTTTTAGGGTGGGGTATAGATATTTCGAGAACAAATTCAATATCTTACAAAAAGATGGTAAATCTAAACCAGGTATAGAGGTCATAGATAATGCTACTCTCGAATTTATTTCGGCTATGGAAATGTGTGTAGATAATTCTGCTCGTTCTGAGGAGGAATGTAGATATAAAATTAGGAGAAGGGTTATGTCTACTAAAGATATTGAGAGCACTTATTCATTCTACGGATTGAAACTAAGCAAGGAAGATATAGATACTCCATACTATGTTGATCAAATAGATTACGAAAGATTCAAGAAAGATATTATAATGATGTCTGCGATTGCAGAGCTTAAGCCAATCAGAGATGAGGTATTTTACTTTGTCCCTGAAAAAAACTCAGAAGTTTTCGAAGTCTACGAAAGAGGACAAGTATCAATATTTGTAAATGGTAAGAAATATGGACCATTCGCTCAAATTGGTCCTTGGAAAAAAGATCCAGTTAAGGCTATGCAGTTTATTAGAATCCCTAATTCTTTATATGGTTTGGGTATAGGTACTATTGTTAAACCGGTTCAAGAAGTATCTGATGCGATTTTGAACTCTAGAATGGATAATGTTAAGTTGGTCAACAATAAAGTGTTTATCCATGTTACTAGTAAAGATCCATTGCTTCAAGCACAAGATTTCTTAGAATTGGAACCAGGATTGATTATTCATACTGCAAATTCTGACGCTTTGACTGAGATGAAAATTGATGATATTAAGCAAGGACCTATTGTAGAATACCAAAATCTATCAGATATTACAGACAAGACTGTAGGTACTAACTGATATAATATGGGTACTCAAAATAAAGTTGAAAGAGTAAGTGGTGCAATTGATGCATTACAAAGATCTGCTCTAGGTAGAATTAGAGGATGTATAACATCTATAGGTAGAGCAATGTGATTTTCTGCAAAATACATGTTCATCTTATCTATGTACTATACAGATCAAAAAATATTTGAAAGAGTTCTTGGCCCAGAAGGATATTGAAAGATTAAGGACCTAGATATAGAAGAAATTATAAATGACATGGATTTCGAGTTCAACATGGATGCAGATAAGATCAAGTCTGTTTCTCAAAAAATGAATGGAGCTCTGCAGCTGTTACAATATTTACCTAATCTTAAAGACGCTGCTGGTAATCCAATCGTTGATCCAGTTCCAGTTGTTGATATGATTCTTGAATGACTTGGTATGTCTGGTTCTGTTAAATTTACTGTAGAAGATGCCCAAGCATCAGCTCAACTTGCCGGTGAAATAAAAAAAGCATTTGATGCAGTTGTTCCGCAACAACCAGCTCCCCAACCATGATCTTGAGCTACACCATCCCAGCCAGCTGCAGATCCTGTTGCTTGAGTTAATCCTATTCAATCCCAATTGCAAGTAGGATAATTTATTTATAAACAACAACTATGTGAAACCAACTTAAAAATTTTTTTACTAGATTTTTGATAAAGAGCCCTACTCCATCCCCTAAGTTGGAAATATCTTTTGTAATATATAACATAGATGCCGCTGCTATCCCTAGAGAGTATAGAGATGTATTTATAAAAATACTTCATAATACATATCTTACTAGGTTGGAATCGGTGGTTGCAATAACTGACGAAAAGGAGAAACTTAGAATGGCTTATTATGCAGAGGAGGATCTATTCTTATACAATGCATTTAAGACTCTAAATATAACTCAAGACCAAAAAGCCAAGATTGAACAAACAAAAGAGCATATTAAAGAAGAAAAAAATAAGAGCTTCTTATTTGGTACTGACTAGTATATCTCAAGAATATCCCGTTGGAATGCGGGATGTTTTTAAAATATATAAAAATCTATTGATTTCTCCTCGTATATCATTAAAATATCCATGTAGATAAAACACACTACTAACCAAATTTATTTTCTCAACCTACTCTATGGCAAAAACAAAGTTTGCAAATCAAGATGCATTGGATGAAGCATTTGGTACCCAAGATGACACAGAGACTAACGATGTGCAAACTGGAACATGAACCCCTTCTGAGGTGAGTGCAGATGACTTTCTATCATGAGATGACCAATCATCAGAACCCGACACAACAGATACAACAGACACAACTACTCCGGACGCTATCCCGGCAGATGGTACAGACACTACATCAGTTTCGGATGAAACAGCAGCATCAGGGGATGCGGCTACTACTGAAGATACTCCATGAGAGGAAGTAGGTGAAACTCCGGCTGAAGCAAGTGAAGAAGCAGAAGACCCAGAAAAGATTCTTCAAGATCTACTTAGTGAGGTTGAAAATAAAGATACGGCCATACTAGAAAAAGATAAGGAGATCCAAGCTACGGTTGAGGGCTCATCTATGCCAGATGCAGAAAAGCAAGATCTATTGACTAAACTTCAAGAAAAGGATCAAATTGTTGCAGAAAAAGATGATATAATTTCTGAGCTTCAAACTAGGAATAAAGTACTAGAAGACAAGCACTCTTGAGCAATCACAGAAAACGAGAATTATAGAATTGAAAGTCTTGCTAATAAGAAAGTCCTTGACAAGATACAGTCAGATCCCGAAATACAACAATTCGTTTCACTTAAGATTAGAGCAGATAATTGAGATACTGCTGCTTGAGATCAGCTTGATTGATTGCTATCAGACATAATGAAATCTAGATGAATAGATGTAAGTGCTCTAGTAGATAGTCAAAAGAAAGCTGAGAAAACAGCACTATCACAACAATCTGTACCTTCGTACTCTCAATGAGATATCCAATTTGATCCCTCAGTAGAATGAGATGCTCTAGATAACCTTGGGTAGAAAATTTATTTTTAACAACCCTCCCACATGGCAAATTTAAATCTTAGATCGGCCGCTACCGAGCTTAATAACAAAACTATCAATATCTTCAAATATGGATGGGGATATGCTGGTAAAACAATGGCAATGTTTATGTACAATCTTATTGACCTAAACGCTGAAACCATTGATTGGAAAAACATTAAACCAAAGCCATTCAAAGTAGAAATGAAAGAAAATCTTTTAACAGATCAAAATCTTGGAAACAAGGCAACTTGGCAAGAAATCAATGTTAAAGATCAAGTATTGGTAATTAACTCAGTATGTACTACAGCTAAAACAATCGTTGTTGCTGCAACTGGTCCAGTTAACTACAAAAGAGGTCAATGGTTCTTCAATCCACAAAAACAAGAATCATACCAAATCAATACAGATGTTTCTGATACAACAATTGGAGCAACTACAGTTACTCTTACTTGTGTAGATATCGGATCAGCTGCTGCAAACGCTAACCTTAGAATTGCTGGTTACTCTAAACCTTACAAAAACAATGAGGGTAATGCATTCGTTGCAGATCAAGTACAAGAAATGTACAACATCTTCACTGGATTCAATATGGCGATCAATCTTGATCAAAATGAAATGAATCAAAACTCAATCTTCAAAGAAGATACTAAGGCATATATTTCACAAAAGACTGCTGAAGCATCAAGAACAATGCTTATCAACTCTTGGAGACAATACTATACTGGTGAAAGAGGTGCTAACTCTATAGGAGGTACAACTACTCCAACTCTTGGAGGTTTGAACTACTTCTTGAAGAATGTATCAAACATTGCTGCTATAAATGTTGGAACTGGAGCAAGTGGTGCAGTAGGTGGTGAAATCGTAGTAAATGGTTCAACTTATGATGAAAAGAGACAATCTTTCCTTTCTGCTTTGAACTCTATCTTGATCTCTCCATTGCCAAATATCAAAGGAGCTAACAAACTTATCTTCCTTTGTACAACTTCTTTCATGAGAGAAATTGAAGAAATGTTCTTCCCTAAATTAACTAACTTCGACAAGATCAGAGTTATGGATTTGGAAGTAGAAACTATCAAATTTGCTAATGCAACTGTTTCATTCATCGTTGATGAAAGTCTTGATGATTTGAACTTCACTAAGACATCTGCTGGAGTATACGGAATGCAAAAGATTGGTTACATAATCCCTATTGATTACTGTAAAACAGTCATGAAAGCAAACGATGTTTATACTAAGGATGGACAATCAGTTCAAGCTCTTGGTATGGGTAAATTCTTCATCTTGCCACAAACAGCTGAAGAAAGTCTTGACTTTAGATTGTACTCAAACGCATCTGCGATGTGGGGAGCAATCAGTTCAGGGGCATACAGAAAGATTACATTCGGATGGTAATCATCTCCCAAATACAGATCAATACCTCTTCGGAGGTATTTTTCTTTTACAAAAAATTTCTTGTATATCTTTGACAAATCATTATAATCCCTAGTATGAAATACTTTTAATGCTAATTTTCCAAATATGTATGTCAAATCCTTGGTTGATTCTATACAATTTAAGCTAGGTCAATATGTGTTTACGGAAATGTTTACTCTAGATAATATTGTCGAAGAGGTTAATGATTGTATTACAGATCTTTCTCTTTATGATGCTGTTTGGGATTGGGCATTCTCTAAGTTTGACAATAAAAATGGTACTATATTTATACCAGGAATAGTTTCTAAGGCAGTGTCTTATGGTCTCCCTCGTCAGATTTGGAGCCATATTGCCTGCTATGCTATAAAAAATAATGAAAAGATTCCCATGAAGTATGTACAATACTGAGAATTTTCTAATTGGGCTACTGGTACAGAAGTACTAGAATTTTACTATTCTGGTTCCACATTATATCTTTCTGAGGCACAAGATGTCGTTTTTGAGTTCACTGGATCTCCAATACAATATACAAGTTCAGACTATGTCAGTAATACTAAGATGACAATTCCTGACGATTTTAAAGGGTATCTAAAGGATAGGGCATTAGCAAATCTTATGCCTATCTATCTATCGGATTGACAAGTCTTGGCTGACAAATATTACGAAAAATCAGAGAACAGGGCGGTTAGATTGGCTGCTAAATATGGTAAAAAATATGGTAATACTAATGTTACTTCCTCTATGCCATGAAAAACAGGACAGAAACAAGGTCTAAGGAGATCTATCTTTACTGAAGAACAGGGTTTCTAGATATTTATCAATAACTACGGTTAATATATGACAATGTTAGAGACGAAAGTCGCATCATATGCAGTTATACAAGACGGTTGAGTGAATGATATTTTCTCAGAAATATTAAATTGTGAATTTAGACAGCCCCCATATGATGTATGATTCACAAATAAGTGGCAATTTGTAGGAAAGAGACAATGATGGGCCAATCTTTTTTCTATGCCATCAGATATTTTGGATTATTATAAATACAATGATGTGTTCTATGTCCTAACTAAGATAGATTCTACCAGTTGTAAACTATGGAAAGTATCAAAAGACTCGGTATGAGTTTATTCCGTAAAGATAGATCTTACTCCATGAGCATGAATAAAATATACAACACAATACAATAAATGAGTTGCTCTTATTTCTTTTCCGGATCCATCGTCTATAAAAATAACTAATGGAACTCCAACTAATGATACAACAACCTCAAATGCTAATGGTGATTATTCTGATATTTTAAAAGACAACACAAGAACATTTGACTCTAGTTACATAGGTACTTTTTGAGTTATAACATCACATACTGAAAAAAATGTTAAAGATACAATTATAGCAACACCTCCTGCTTCTCCTACTGTATGAGATAGGTATATTGTTGCTACGGCTGCGACAGGTGCTTGGTCTGGTAAAGTATGACAAATCACAGAATGGAATTGAACAGCTTGGATATTTACTGTACCTGCTACAGGGTATTTTGTATGGTCTATAACCCAGGCAAAATATTATAGATGTGCAGCAACTGCATGACCTACCTATACATGGACAAATGTTACTGTGAGTAATTGATATAAAGAAGGGATAAGATTCGACGTAATAGATCTACAAGATGGTATTACGCTAAGAATAAATTCTTCTGTAACTATCAACAATTACGATTCATATTCTATATATACCACACTTGGTAATTATATAACTTTCAAATATTCAGGTACAGCTAGCGATGCTAAGATAGGAATAAATCCATTAAATGATACAACAAATTATTTTGCGTCATTGAAGAATGTTAGAGATATGGTGTACTTTGATGGTTATCTTTTCGGTTGTACAAATAATAGGGTTTTTAAGAAAGGTATAGGGCAGGAAACATCATCAGCATCTATAAATTTTTGGTTCAATGACGACGAAGTCTATAGTATAGATTCTACAGGTGATTTCTTATTAGTTGGCGCAAAGAATAAGACGTACGCTTTGCTTAGAACTGTTCAATCCACATCTGGAGACTTCACCTATGCTAAGAGAGAATTGACTCAAACTTGATTCTTTTCAAAAAAATCATCATTGACTTATGGTTGAAGTGTCTATGTATGCCTTGCTGATGGTAGATGGTATGGACTTACTGTTACATTTACCGCACAATCCGCACAAGCTCAGCTAAAAGATGTATGAGTAAAGGTACAATGATACCTTAATAATATAAATGATTGAGACGAAATACAATGATTCTGGTACAATTCAAATTTTTGATTTGTTGCCACTGGTTCGTTTAACTGACTTATTAGATACAACGAACCTCGAAGTTGTTTTTTGGTTGATAACTATTGATATGCTTTCTCGAATCTACAATTAGATTGAGATATCGTAAATAGTATGTACTGACCAAATGTATATCAAAGGGGTGGTGAGTTCGATGATGATCTTCCTATAGCTACAAAGATAGTGATAGTTTGACCTGAATGAGTTATCGGTCTTCCGCACAGAGAATTGCTTTGAAGACTTGTATTTTGATACGATAACGATATAATTAGATGTAATATTCAGGTAGAGATGGATGGTGGTTTATACTCAAATAAAGTTATATTTGATCCTGAAAGAGCTAAAATTATCCAAGGACTTAACTCCTTTGGTGATGGTACACTTGGTACTAGGCTATTAGGTACTGGTATATTGTGAGTAGGATGAAGTCCAGATGCAGTAAAGATATGAATCGTTTGATTGAGACTAGGTAAAACTTGTCATATGGCGAAATGGACCATAACAAACGTAGATAACGCAAACTTTTTGTTTGGTAGATTAGATGTCTTACATCAAGACGCAAACCCAATGCTTATACCTATATGAAACGTTATTTAATTTATAAAACATATTACTATGGCATGAAAATCAGCAACAGCAACAGCAGCTGCAGCAAGAGCTAATTGAACGGCTGTCTATAATTCAGGTACTGGTCATGTTGATACCGTATGATCAGGGTCTTCATGAGGTACATGATCTAGCTCTCCTGCTGTATCAGCACCAACATATATCATAACTAATAAAAATACTGGTAAGACTAGTTCTTTGACAGCTGACCAGCTGAAGTCCATGCAATGATCTCAATGACTTGCTGATTTCGCTAATTGAATAAAAAATGGTACTATAACTGTGAGTAGCTGAGGTAAACAACTAAATCCCTTCTCTTGAAGCACAGTAGATACTAAGGGGACTTCTTCTAAGAATTGATCTCTATGATTAGATAATAGTGCTTCACCATGAGTTGTCTCCCCTAAACCACAATTATGAGCAAAGTATGATGCAGCAAGTCCAGCCAATAACACAGTAGCAGACGCTGCTGCTAAGATGGACGCTATGCAAAAGGCAGCTCCTGTTTCTCATGTGTCACCAAATGGTAACGCCTATTCCATACAAAATACTCCAGATGGTAAGGTATCTTTCGTCTCGAAAGTAACTGGTAAGCCAGTAGTTATGAACAGCCTAGCTGAGGCTCAAGCATATATAGATAAAAACAATCCTAGTACAACAGACCAAACCGGTCTTGCTAACCAAATGAACCAAGCATCAGAGAATGCCGCAAACATAAACCAAGATTTCACTAATAATCAAGAGGCATCTCAAGCTGAACAAGAAGGGAATATACAAAATTTCCAAGATACAGCAACCCAAGACCAAGCAACATTAGCTGCCTTGGCTGTACAGAGAAAAGATAATATCGACCAAGCGCAAGCAACAATGGCAGATAATAATAGGAAGGCTCTTGAAAGCAACGAAAGACTTATAAGACTTCAATCTAATGAACATTTAGATACAATTATGCAACAGTATAGAACGAAAGGGATGACAGAAGAAGAAGCAAGGGCACAAGCTCAGAGTGATATCGAATCTCAATTACAAAAAGAAAGAGAAACTGTTTTGACTGCCGAAAAAGATAATGCGACACTACAAAATCAAGTAGCTCAATGGAGTGCTGGTGCTCAGGATGTTATAAGTCAAGCACAAGAAGCTAATACAAAACTTAATACAACCAATGCTCAAACTGTAATGAACGCACAAAATTCAGCAGAACAAGCGGCACAATCAGCAGAGAACCAATCATATGCCAACACAATCCAAAGTGTCAACTTAAATAACTATAATAATCTAACTGATATTGAAAAGCAAAAGGTTTTGAATACATTAGGTATCAATCAGGCTTCTGGTAACTCTCAGTATGCCGCACAACAGTTTATAAGCACTATGTGATCATTCGCTGCTAAAAAGTGAACTAGATTTGCTCAGATGTTAAGAGATATTTTGAGCGGGAAGAAAACTCTCGAGGAGGCTCAAGCTGGTCTATTCGGAACCGAAACAACAACAGCAGCAAAGAAACCAGCAGCAACCAAAGCATTCAGTACAGCTACTGCTAACTTTAATTTCTAATTTATGATTATGGCAAACATTGATTGGACAAGTGATGTTACTAAAAAGTCTCTAGAGGCTTTTATCAAAAAGAATCCACAAACTGGTATTGATCTTGAATGATATAAGAAAGTGTTTACTGAGGGAGCGGATCTTGGTAAAATACCTAAAGACAAATATGCTGAGTTAACAACTGGTTCTGTTGCTCCACAACCATGAGCTGCACCAATAGTAACAGATCCAGCCGCTAAACCAGTTCCAGTTGATGTATCCGCAGATCAGATAGAAGACGCGCCTAATGCTCTTACTATGGATAAGGTCGCAGAATGAGTACATTTTGCAATAGACCCATTAAGACACGCTAAGGATGCGGTAATCAATGGTATTGCCTGAGCATGATATGATTTGGTAAATTGAGCAAAGGAATGAATAACTAATATTGTCAATCATGGGACAACTAGTCCGTCCGCTGAAGATCGTGCTTTCGATAATAGAAAACAAGTCGCTAGATTATATGTACAAAATAAACAAGAAAAAGATCCTTCATATAATATGACAACTTTCGCAAAACAATTCCAAATATGACCGGATGGACATTGGAAAAAAAGAGTAGATGCCTCTGCTGGGAAATCCAATAATCAGGACTCTCCCTAGCTCACGAGAGCAGATAGCAACAACAGACCCGTCTATACAAAAATGGTATAAACAACTACAAGCGGTGGATAAAGATGCGACTTCTATGAATATAGTAGACTTCATGAACAAACAGAAGTGACAATGAATTTATGACTACAGTAGTGCTATCTCTGCTTGAAATAGGCCTATTCAGGTTAAATATGATAACATAATGCATTGGTCAGATACATCTAAACTTCCGAATAATCCAAATTTGCATAATCAACTTGATTCAATCACAGCTAAGCAATAATTTTATACTATAATTTCTACTATATATGGGATTCTTCGATGTTATTAAAGGTGTTTGAAAATTTGTTTGAACTGCTTGAGGTATCCTATGAGGGGCAACTATTGCAAATGATCTAACTTCTGGTGAATTGTTCTCAGATAACTATGATAAACAATTGGCTGACTATGAAGCACAACAAAAGAAAAATGATATGAAAGGTACAGACGATTTTCTTGCTTCTGTTTGAAAGCCTAAAGATCAGCTTAGCACAGATGAATTTTTGGCGCAATATGATACACCAAAATCTCTCATTGATAACTCTGGTCCTAACGCAAACCAACCAGCAGAGAACGATATAGGAAAACAACTTACTGACAAAGCTAACTCTACTATATGAAAGATAGACTTTTTTTCTCAAAAAGCTAAAGATACTATGGATCCTATTGCACAGGCTTCTATGGATGCCGAAACAGCAAGATCAAAATCTTTATATAACCAGATAACAGACAAAGCATATAATCTGAACGTCGATCCAACACTTAGAAATCAGTATGCAGCTTTGGCTAGATTCGCAGAAGAGCGTCTTCTAGATAGAGATGGTGGGCTTTATACGGCACAGACAACAAAATCACCAGAACAGCTCAAATACCAAAATGATATCCTAGAGAAATCTCTTAATGCATATAATACAAATTTATCACAACTTACTCCTGAACAATTAAAAGATAGAACACAATTAAATGATGCCTTAGATAAAACTGATTCTCAAATTTGAGTTGATACGGTAGACTATTCTTGAGATTTGGGAAAGCAAAATGAAGCAGATATAGCAGAAGCAAAGGCTAACAATCAAACAAATCCATTCCTCAGGGCATATTATCATATAACTTCTGGTTACGAAAATACAGTGAATGAAATAGAACAAAATGATCTTGATTCAGAATATGGAGCTAATCCTGCTACAATGATTTGAGATGTATTATGAGGGGCTTGAAAATCAGTATATAAAACAGCTACTGGATGAGATAATCTTGTTGATACGGCAGCTTCTTTTGTAGGTAATCTAACCGGAATCCTTGGTGGTACGATGTGATACGTAGTTTGAGAAGGAAAGAATCTTCTCGCTAAGTCTGGTGTGGGTTCAGTAAGCGACGTAGTATCTCAGATAAGAAACAAGAGAGATGAGGTAGATACCTCTATGAATGGTGGTAGTACAGTAGGTCTTATTGCTAGAAAACTTGGTAGAACTATTCTATCTCATCCTGACGATATCGCTGAATTTGCAGGAGATCTGTTATTATGATGAGCTACCTGAGATGCCTTTGGTGCACTAACAAAAGTGCCAGTATTATCTGATGCACTTGCATCGTCCGGTAGAATTTGAGATGTTGCTATGAAATGATTGTCTGAACTAGCAAATGGTATGGTAATAAATTCATACTTCAATACTATGGCGGGTCAGGAATTTGGTGGTAAATGGGCATTGATGGACACGGCTCCTGATGTATTGATGGGTGGTTTACAGGGGCTAAAATGAGAGGCTGCGAACATAAAATCTATTAAAAATTCTATTGGGTCATTTAAGGATCAATATACTGAAGCCGTTAAATCTAATAATGGTGACGCTCTTAAGGCACTCAAAGATCTCGAACCAGTATATAAAAATTCTTTTGGTTTCAATGCTGATAACTTTGATAAAATTGTATCTAATGCTGAGGCTTCAGACGCGAAATTGCCAGATATGAATTCTCTTTATGAATCGACATCTAATAGATTTATAAAGGATAAGGCATCAAACATAAGTGTTGAGGAGCAAAAGACTCAAGCATGGAAGGCAGCACAGGCAGATACTTTAAGAAAAATGCCAATTGAAGATGCTAAGAAAGCTATGCAAGAGATATATGGGATAAATATTGATTTTGCAGATAAAGCAGCCAAGGCCGAAGCTGCTGAAAATATTGTAAAAGGCACATCAAATACCGCTCTTCAGGATAGGTATGTTTCTCTCGTTCAATGACAACCTGATGTAATATCAAAAATACAGTCCGCATCTCATCCAGATGAGCTATCTCAAATAATTTGGGACAATATGGGTGGTAAGTCAGTTGCTGAATTCTATGGAGCTAAGGCTAAAATAAATGTCATTCAGGACTCGTTTAATACGTTGTATAAAGACATAATAAGTTGAGATTCTGTTGCTTCTAACAAAGCTACATCGGCTTTGCAAAAAGATTTTGCACAACATGGATTGATTGACACAACAAAAGCAACATTGACTGATAGGGGATGAATATGAGCTGACATCGTGAAGCTAAATTTTTATAAACAAGCGAAAGATTTTGTACTTTCTAATCTACAATCTAATAAATTGGATGGTGTCTCCTCTGAAAATATAGGTAAGGTTAAAACAATGCTAGATGATGGTATCTCAAAATTACAAAAAACCATAGATGATTCTTGAAAACAATCTAAAGCTGAGTCAATTATAGAAAAGCAGACTCCAAATAAAAAGCCTAGATCATTTGAAGAGGATATTCTTCCTAACGATTCTATAGAATTACCTTCTCTGGAGCTCTCTAATGTGGATGACAGTCTGTCTAATAAATTTGCCACTACTCAATGAGTGGATTGGTATCCTGAAGCACAGAAAGCTATAGTAAATAACGATACCGCTACCCTTAGATCTCTTATCGAATCTAATATTATTGTATGAGATCCTTCAAAAATAGCAACTATGATTATAAATAACGACAATGTAGGTGTCCAAAATCATATTTCCGAGAAGATTTTTGAGGATACAGAGTTAGCTGCAGCGTTCCTTGGTAAGGTTGATTCCAGTGGACCAGAAGTTGCAGAAAAATTATCAAATTTAACAGATAGTATAAAGAGTATAAGTGATATATTGTCCATGAGAGAAAGTAATTTCTATGAATCTACCGATGCACTTAAGTCTATATCTAAACAAAAGGCCCAAAACATTATAAACAATGTCTCATTACTTGATATGGGAATGCATCCACAAGATATGATGAACAATGATGAACTCTCCTCACTTATTGTAAAATATGGTAAACTTACTGATGATATGGTAACAGATATGTCCGCTGTTTCTACAAAAACTAACATATATTTACAATGATGGTTTGGAATTTGAGGTAAGGTAAATCCTGTAATTAAGCCGCTTAGCGAAGTAGTGGGAGGATACAAGACATTCTTTTCTGAACTATCAAAGGTAAATATGTATCAGGGGAAAAGAGAGGTTATTGATCTTTCGGAAAAACTAAAGATTCTTACTGAGTCATCTTTTTCTGAAAAAAATATAGTAGATAGATGATATTCTATTGGTAAATCCCAAGGATTGAGTAATATAAACTCAACTTTCGTGAACATAATTACAAATTACGATGGTAATCAAAAGAATTTTCTAAAAGAGTTTGTCTCTATCTATGGAGATAAGGCATTTACTCCAGCAGAGCTTAACTCATTCAAGGGTATGCTAAACATAACAGACTGATACAGAAGCCAATACAATCAACACCTTATTGACACTATTTTCAAGGATGGTGGTATTGATGTGGATAAATTAGAAGCATTTGTTAAATTAGGTGGTTGGATGGGAAGTACAGACAACAAACTTTGAGTTGTGTTTGGGGGATTCTCTCTATCTAAGAGATATCTCTATGAATGAAACAAAGAAGCATACTGGAATTCCTTCGAACAATCTCTAAAAGATTTTGAAAAATCTGGTGATTCTTCTCTCCAAAAGTTAGCTAAAGATTTCTATTCTCAATATAAAGGTACTGGGGATTTTTTCTCAGATATGGCCGGAATGTATGATGAAATTAACGATGGGATAGAAGAAACATACTTCAAATCTTATAGGGATTCTCTAAATGATATGGATATACAACACCTTTCTGCGGAAATAAATACAAATTTCCCTGGGTACAAGGAAGAATTGGCTGATTTGGTTGGTAAGGGAGACGCACAAGGGGTTATCTCTGCATTGAATTGAATTATTGATGATACTAAGGAAAATATATCTAGTAGATTCCTATTAAACCCATACGAATATATGATAAGTTCTTGAAATAAAGAGAATGTTCTAGCAAATATTATGAATTCATTCTTTACTACTGATGAAAAATTCGGTAAATTTCAAGATACTTTGTGAGTAGAAAGAGGCCAAAAATCTATGAATGTATTTGGAGATATGTCCTGGAGATCTAAGATTTTGGCTGATGAATATGTTAATAAAAAGTTATTTGATACTTTTAAGAGACAATCTGTTGATCTCTGAGGGGATTGAGTTATATTAGTGTCTAATATTGATGAATTGAAAGATAGATTAAAGGATATGTTTACTTATGGGACATCTAATGAATCTAAAATGGAGAGAAATTCCATATGAGGTGTTTCTAATACCACAGATATGTCAGCTGGTAAGCTAACAGATGACTATACTCAGAAGCTATTTGATGAACATTCGCAAGTTCTATGAGATGTCGGGGATTCTATACTTCATGATGATCAGAGTGATGTAGATGTATTAAGGACCGTTACAAATAACATAGTAGCCAATACTCTTTCTAGAGAAGGTAACGATATTATAGATAAAATGTTCAAAGAAACGTTGTCTAACCTGCCTGATGATGAATATAAGGCATCTAGAAAACTTATCGCAGATAGTTATGGTCAAATGGTACAAACGTTTGATGACAATTTGTCATTATATGCTCGTGATAGTAAGATGGGTAAGATAGAAAAACAATCTCTATCTGATTATCTAATAGGCACTGACGGTAAATGAGGTATTTTCTGAGGAGCTGTTGATAAATTGAAAGATAAGCAATATCAATCCCAATTTTATGGTCAGCTTATAGAAACATATGATAAAAACACAGAGCAATTCTCTATTGTTATGGGTGAATGAGGTAAATTTGATAGCGCTTTGGTAAAATGGTTCTATCCTATTTATAGAGCACTCCAAAATACAGAAGATGGGCAAGAATTATTCAGAAAAATCAACAATCTAAATACTAGGGCTATGGGTACAGATATGTACCTAGATATGAATAAGATAAGAGCATTCCAAGCACTAGGTGTTTGATCCGTAGAATGAAATATGTTTACAATTGGTAAAAATACCTTCGAAATTGGTTCAAATATCAAGGCAAGTGCTATGAATAGTTTATATTCAGAAGTATTAGATAGATTGAACAATGGCGAGGTTATCGGTCAGTTTTCTCTTCTGAAAAAAAACTTCAGTGCCTCAGAAATGCATACTATAAATACCATGGTAAAGTCTATGTATGATAAATACGCTTGAGACGCAGCTATGTTTGTACCAGTATTTAATAAAGAAAACAAATTAGAGTTCGCATCTGAGTTTATATACTCATTTTGGAAAGATTTTTATGATGGATTAAAGAAGAACAATGCCTATAGATCAGAAATAGGATACAATAAACTAACTGCAGATTATCCTAAGTATATAAAGGAAAATGTAGAACAACAATTCTTCAACTCCCTATCTTCTGAGGGGAAAACAAATATGACAAGATACGGTTTGAATGTGAAAGGACCAACAACTCCTATGTGAATGGAGACTCAAATGAATGACATCTTAAATAGAGTAGGATTTGGTACTGAATCCTCTAGAGCTGTAGAAGGTTTCCTATATAAGGGATATAAAAACTATGGAGGTATGATGAAAACACTTCAATGATTGAGAGCTGGTATGTATACTATGCTGTTCAATGCAATGCAAGTTCCAAAATTAGCTCAACAAGCGGTAACTCAGGAACTTAAGTTTGGTGGACTTAAGACCGTTGTATGAGGTCTTAAGGATTTCGATAGATGATATCTAAACTACATAACTAAGAGTATTGATTACGAAACGTCTTTCTTCGACAAAATCTCCGATAGTGTAGACAGTGCTATAGACGCATTTGAAACTACCCCTGTAACAGATCTTATGAAGAAGGGGCTTAAATACTCCTTGAATGCTATGGAATTGTCTGATAAGTTGACTCTAAATAGAGTCAAACAGGCTGCTATTATAGGCTCTGCTCAAAATCTTGGACTATCTCCAGAGGTATTCAAGGAATATGGTGTAACTAGAAATGTTCTTGCTGGGCTTCTTGATGGGTTATCTAAGAATACTGATGAAAATTTCAGATCTGTATTGGATCCTATTATAGAAAAAGCAAATAATTGATGGAGAATAAATGACAAGGATATCAGATCTCTTAATGAATTCATAGAAATCAATTCATCATCTCTTCATCCAGATGATTTGAATGGATTATTGCAAACAAAAGGGATCTTAGAATCAGACTATAACAATATTATTGATTTCCAAAATAACGTCAAATTCCTTGCTGACTGATATATGTCTTCTTTCTACCATGCTGGTAATAGGGACATGACTATAAATGCAGCTGGTATGCATATGTGGTCTGAGTTTGCACTCCCGTTATTTAACTGGGCAACTAAAGAATTATCGACCAATCTCGGTGATTTTGCTATGGAATTCTCAAATCTTACTGCAAAATACGGTACTACATCGGAAATGCTTAAATCAAAAGACTTCTATTCTGAATTGATGTCTATGCCTGCATTCCTAAATTTGGCTGCACAAATAGCTCAATTTGGGATATATTACAGAAATGTTAATAAGTTAGTGTATGCTAACTCTGAGAATGATGAGATTAACTTTGGTGCGGCAATGGCTGGGTTTGTTGGTCCATTCGCGGCAGCATCTCAAATATTATCTCCAGTATCTAAAGCAGAAAAAACATATGAGATTCAGAAAGACTTATGAGTATCTACATACGATGCTATTATAAGTTCTGCACAACAAATGGGTAAAGATTTCGGAAACTTATTCTTGAAGGATGCTGGTATGATATATGACATGGCTTGAGAAATATGAGTTACCGCATCCGATCTTAGCTCAAAATGATTTGACGGTCAATATAGTATGCTTTCTGACGTTCTATTGCCTATAATATTAAACAAGGCTAAATGATCAATCGTTAAAGGTACTATGAATGTTTACAGAGGGTATGAAACCGATACAAAGTGATATGATATTGGTCAAGCATTAAATCTTGCTCTCTATGGTAACTTCACTCAGAATTGATTGGAGAACCAAAAGTCTATAGATCAGTTATTTGTGCTTAAGCAATTAGACAAAACTGCTTCAGCTGGTATATTCGAGACATCTTCTTCTGCTTCATTTATGCCTAATCTAGGTATTGAGAATAAAGTGTTTCAAAAGACTATGTGAGATACGGGAATTGATGACTTGTTGACAGCTACTGGTGACTATGGTAAAATACTTGATGGCGTTACTGGTGGTGAAGGGGTTGATAAAGATGGTAATCCTAATTATAAAGCTGGTACTCTCTTCAAAAATATGGTTGACACATTGAAATGAGAGTGAGTAAAGGGTAATGCCGGTTTGAAACAAATGTCTGATGAGGAAATAAAATCACAAGAAACAGACGTTTTGAATAAAATCACTGATGGTGGTAAACTTGATCTGTTATCTAATGCAGATGACATCAAGAGTAGAGTACTTACTTACAGAGGTAGATTCTCAGCATCATTTGCTTATGGAGTATTGTTGGATGCCACAGCTAAAAAATATGCAAAAGATCTAACAGCTGGAGATAAAAAGTCGGCTACTGCAACGCTTAAAGGTATGTTTGGGAAAAGCGTCTATTCTAAATCGTTAGAGAAGAAAGATATAGATACTCAAATGGCAGCTATAACTGATGAATTTGCTAAAAAATATTACTGAAGTGCCGTTGCTTATAATAAGCAAGTAGGTATAAATGCAACTATGCTAGCTGCAAAAGTCAACTGATACGATGTGGCTAGTCAATGAGGATTGAATGCCGTGGTTTCTACAGAACTATTTAGTAGAGCTATGAAGCAAAACGGTAATAATTATGTAGATGGTATGAATAAGGTTGGTAATTACTTCTGAGTACTTATGAAAACCTATTCTAAAGAAATTGATTCTATGGTAAAAAAAGATCCTACAAAATTTGTATCTTGGATGAATACAACTACTAAGATGATAGATCTATCTAGCAAGAGTGATATGGAGAAAACCTATATCAAGTGAGGTATGTTGAATGCTATATGAGATAATGTGGCTAAAGTTATGGAGTCTTCTCCAGATCTTGCTGCAAAATATAAGGATGTGTGAGCATTGGTTGCTTGGAATATGCTAGATAACTCAAACAGACTTACAAAAGATGCTGCAATAAAAGCTACGTATGATGACTTCTGATTGACAGTAAAAGCTGGTAAATGAGCATCACCTAAAGTAAAGTGAGTATCTGCACAATCATTACGTGATACAGCTCTTAAAATATTAAACATAACCAATACACCTTACAAATTTATATCTTCACAAATATCTAATGGTTGATCAGTCAGTAAAATCCAGTGAGTTGCCTTTGGTACAACCTGAAATTATAACATTAAATGACCTTCCTTGAAATGATTGACAACACAGGGATTGACAACAAAATGATTATCCTCAGATAATATCAAATTGAAATCAGGAAGAGTCACATCCACTAAAATCGTATGAGTGACAAAACCCAAAGCAACTAAGTCGTACAAGAAAACTCTTAGAGGATAAGGGTTTTGACGATGACAGGTTGGTAGAAATAATTATAGATATAGTAGAACATGCTGAGAAAGAGACAAAGATGGGTGAAATGGTTCCTGACTATAAAACCCGTCTCTCTGCTTGGGATAGGATGGCTGAGATGAGAGGTCTTGTTTCTAAAAGAACAGATCCCTTAGCGGCTGGACAATGAGGTGTCAATCTTGCTTTTTTACTTCAATCTCCTAAACAATGATCTTAGACTTTGACTTATGAGGAAAACATTTCAAGAATGAGGCTGAATTTACATCCCGATTCTGAAAACAAATAAAAGATGCTGGTGGGTTTTGGTATAAAATACCAGATGATAGTATGGGATCTAAACCATATGATGCGATCGCCTGTTTGAATTGAGTGTCATATCATATAGAATTGAAGGCTGGTCATGAGAAAGGTAAAACTGATGTATTTACAAAACTCCGTCCAGTCCAAAAATATTCTCTACGTAGAGTTGCTGAGAACTGAGGTACGGCTATAGTAGTATTCTATAGTATAGAAAACAATTCCTACTTTGCTGTCCCTTTCTTGGCTGATACACAAAAAATAGAAATATCATTGAAAAACTAGTGACAAACATTATAATACCACTATGAATTTTACATAATAAGTACTTCTCCCATGGTTGAATATCTTAACAAACTTCTTGCTAACTTCGTAGTTATGCAATATAAAGTGCATTCTATCCATACAGATATAGTAGGAACTCTATTTTGGGATGTTCATCTTTTGCTAAATGAGGTATATAAATTTTTTGGGGATGATAATATTGATGTAATTAAAGAGAGAGTTAGAGTTCTTAAAAATTTCACAACCTCTAATCTATGCGATTTGATAGATCTATCTGAGATAGAAGAAATATCAAAAGTACCTAGTATGGTGAGATCTCTAGAGGTTGTATTCGCTGATCTGGAAACTATTGAGAAATGTCTTAATGAAGGTAAAGATCTATGTACAGAGAATAAAGATTTGGATACACAACAAATCCTAATTGATTTTAGTCTTGCTGTGGGTACTTTAAGACGAAAGGTAGAATCTATTCTTGCAAAATCGACATTAGTTTAGTTTATCCCTGTAATTTTCATCTATGAAACAAAGATATACACAAGCTAACTTCTATTCTACTACTATGCAAAGTGGAATAACACTCACTCCGGCTACTAGTGGAAGAACTCAAGTGCCCCTTACGTCATTGCCTGCAATCCCAGATAATAAATATTATCATGTCATATATAATCCTTCTGATACCTCAGCAAGATTTGTTATGAGAGTATACAACGAGTCGTGACTTTGTTATGTTGATAATGTGGATATATGAGTTACAAGAACTCTTGTTATAAAGAAGGAGGTTGCTATTTTTGATGTGGCTGAAATGTTTAATGAGTTATGGAGAAACACTGATGATTTCTGAGTAGTTGATATGATATTGGGTAATAGCGCTAAAATAAGATGAGGATATTGTAATTTTTCTGGAACGCCAGTCGTTATAAATGACTCTTCTGTTACGTCTCTTGCTAATGGGACTCGATATGCAGTACTAAACTTCTTATCAAGCACGCTTACTTTTTCTACAACTATAGATTATACTTCTCAGTATCTTCTAGGTACTATTGTAGTTACTTCTTGAGTATGAGTTTACACCGATAATAGGTCTTTGGACCTATACAAGAATAGATCTACTCTAGATAAGTTTTCTGAGGTATGATGAGTACTATATTGGAATTGAAGAGTTGTAAATCTAACATAACTTTTATTATAAACATTGTAGGAATGTACAATCGCTATCAAGTATCTAACTTCTTCTCTACGTCACTGAGTAATCAATTGGTTCTTACTCAGTCTCTGTCTGGAACAACGACTATACCACTAAATACAGTACCGTCTATAGAAGATGGTAAAACTTTTCATATTATAATTGCGCCTACTGATAGTATACATCGTATGATACTCAAATGTTTTATGAATTCTGGTAGTGTTGTATGTAATAATTACGATATCCCTACAAATCAGACATACTCTGATCAGGTACAGGTAGCAATATTCGACCTTGCAGAATTATTCAATGAGCTCTATAGAAATACTAATGATTTCGGTATGGTGGAAACTCTGCCAATAGGTTGATTGAATCTTAAGATAAGATGAGGAAGAGCGTCTAATCCAGTAGCTGCTGATGATAATATCCCAGATTCTATAATTTCTCTTACAGCTGGTACATACTATATATATTATGATTATCTTACAAAAACCTTTTGAACTTCTGCTTCTGAGATTATTGATAAATATATTTGTGCAAAGGTTATTGTAGACATCTCTTCTATATCTTCAATAGAAGACTATAGACCACTTAATCTGAATCCTGGTGTGGTTCCGCCACAACTTACTCAAACACAGATAAATGCTCTTACTTGAATTGTAAATGGGACTATAGTATTTAATACCACAACGCTATTTGCTCAACAATATCTTAATTGAACTTGGTACAATATTCCATTATCTTCAACTGGTGGTGGTGATGTTTTTTGACCAGCTAGTTCTTCAGATTGAGAAATTATGTTATTTAACGGTGTTAGTGGGAAACAAGCAAAAAACAGCGGAAAAAAAATAGCATCAACATTCTCTAGTAATAGCGCAGAGATTCCTACAAGTGAGATGGTATATAATGCAATAATATCTCCTCTAAATAACCACTTTTCAGATCAAACATATATGCTATGAGAGGCTGTTAGTACATCAGATGTATCATCTTGATATTTATCTTTATTCCCTGAGATATCCCCTACTTTTGCCGCAGCAAATGATTTTGTATATGTAGGGCGTGCAGACACCGAAAGGCGTGCATTTTTGCCATTTGTTTCTACTTGAGTCCTAACTGGGAAGTTTAATTTTTCTATAGGTAAATTAGGGACTCCTGCGACAAATCTTTCCATTAGAATAGAATCGGTTACCTCTAACTGATTACCTACTGGTACATTGATAAATTCAGATGCCAATGCTGTATGACAAATACCTAGATCACAGATAGGGACAAGCCAGGCTGATATGTCCACATATATAGCAGCTCTTAATAATAATCCTACAAATATTACATATGATACTACTGTTGCGACAACGACAAAAACTTGATATAAATTTACCTTACCTTCTACAAAACAAATATCTAAGATAACAAAAGATGCTTCTTGTACTGCTACAACCTGTTATATTCTTGATAGTAATTATAATGTCTTATATACTGAATTATTTGATGCTAATGTAGCTTTATTCAATAGAGAACTTACGGCTTGAGTTTATTATGCTGCAGTAGATAGCGCTGGTTCATCTTATAATCAAACAAGTAAGTCTGGAGTAACGTTCCCAATAGCAGGCATAGATTTTTCATACAGTGGCTGATTTATTGTTGTGACAGATCTAGCTCAAAATGTATATACATCTACGGCCTCTATAACTACTGCTCAGGGTAATAGATTCCAAGCAACTTCAGATATAGCTGTCGTAACTGTCTCTAAGGATCCTCTATGTACAGCGACACAAGCTATAATTAAAAATGATGCGGGAACTCAACTAACTGTTGCTACTTTCGTATGAAATTTAGCTACATTTTCATCTCCACAATTGTTTACAACAGGGACATATTTTAGAATTGAGTTAGATAATGCTGGTGCTTCTTATAGTAGAAGATATTTAGCAACAGGTGTCTATCCAAAGACTGGAACAAGATTAATATATGTTACATGATCTATATCCTGAGCTAATAATGCTGTCGCAGCAAATATAGCCAGTGTATCTACTGTATCTCCATCTAATAATTGATACAGCATTTCAAAAATAGAAACAGTGGGTAGTCCTATAAATATTCTTAAATGAGTTAAGGCTGCTTTTGTATTCTACAATTGAACATATGGTAGTGAAACAGTCGATTCTTCTAATTATTATAAGATAGGATGTACATCCAATATAGATACTACAACAAGAGCTGCTTGAGGTTGGAATGGTACGGTATATGAAAGCACTAAAGCTCCTGCTACCGATACAATATCATCTCTAGATTCTCCTTCAAATATTTCCACCGCTCAGTGATATAATATAACAACTAAGATATCAACATATTGATATCTTCTAATATCGGTTACTTGATATATATGATCTAGAATATTGATAAATGGAGTATCTGTTGCGCATAATGCGGGGGTGCTTACTACACCTATGGTTCTTGCATCAAATACTACATATCAGATAACCTCTGACAGTAACTGAAGCAATTATACGATATCAAACGATACGCAAAGTTGACAATTCCCATCCTCATTAGCTAATATTATCTTTGTTAGTAAAATAGGTGGCGCTTCGTATGTATCTTGTAAAACTATAGTTACAGAAGAGATTATATCTGGACCATGAACTAGGAAGTTCCCATATATATTATCCTCCCTTGTATCAGGTACGTTATTGTCTAAAACAGATTCTGACTTCTCTTATAAACTTCCTACGGATCTTGTAAGAATATCTACAGAACAAGGGGCTATTTGATACACTCCATTATGTACGATATTTGGTGTCAATGACAAGATACCATGACTAGCAGATAATGCTACGCAATACATCAATGCTACTCCATGATCTATATGACCTGTAGCTGGTGCCAATAGTTTCGTAGTAGGTAAGACAGTTGCCTGAGGAAAATTGTTTGTCAAAAGTCTAATTTAATTTTTTATCTTATCACATATATTACCCATGAAAGCAAAACTTTGATCAGGAACAAAATTCGCATTTTGAGTTAAGAATATTGTTAAGAAAGAGGGTCTCTCAAAAAAATCAGCAGGAGCTATAATGGCTGTGGCTGGACGTAAAAAATACTGAGCACCAAAAATGGCAAAAATGGTAGCTAGAGGAAGGGGTAGATAAGCCCCTCCTATTTTTGGAAATGATTTTATCAATAAAATTTGATAGATGTCTCAAAGAATAGCTAGGTATATGCTTAACAATACAGACCAACCATCCAGCAAATATAATTGCCATCATATTATCTGACAATGCAATAGAGATCTCTATAATATCTTTCGTGAAGAAAATATGATGTCTGTGAGTAGGAGTCAGCATAAATGATATAATTATTTTGTAGGAAACGAAAGACAAAATCCTAGGTGATTATTTGAAACAGCTTATGAACGAACCCACCCCGTTCTAACTGACTATGCGCAAACATTACTAAGAACTTTGGTAGAAATGCCCGATGATCAATTATATATCCCAGAGATGATCAAAAATAAAAAGAAACCTTGATAAAACCAAGCGTTTGATTATACTTCCAGCAGTTTTATATCCGCTTCACTCGCCATGACATTAGAAAGCTGACGACATTACTTTGTAAAGCTAGTTGCTAACTCCTTTGTGTATAAATTACTAGCAGGGTCGCTAATAGCATTCATTAGCATTATAACTCCTACAGAATATATCACCTTCCATGTCTTGTTTTGGTTATGGACGGCATCTATGTTTTTTGGGACTATAAATGGTACCCTAAATTATGGGTTCAATCTCAAAAAATTCTGTATGTGATGAGCAAAAATAATGGTTTATGGTGTATTGATCTATTTTGCAAAAGCATTAGAGATTGTAACTCACCTAGAGATTTGGATGGACGTATTCTCTGGATTCATGATATTTGAGCTTATGTTATCTATATTTAAACACTGTGCAGAATTGGGTATTCCTATGCCAGTAAAACTTATTGACTTTGTGAAAAATCAAGAAAAAGAGTTTGAAGAAAAATATTTAGATACAGGAAAAGAAAAGATAGAGAACTAGTTTTACATATCTTATGCATATGCCCTCGATAATCTTAGTATTGTTTATGTGCTATTGAATATGATTATTTATACTACATCTACACGATCACGGAGACCCATTTTATATTAAGAAGAAAATTATGTCAAAAATAACACCAGTGGTTGCAAAATCAACCCCAAGAAAGGAATTTTTACAAAACGAGATCAAAAAAATTACAACAGAAATTGAGTCCCTAACATCTACCGGTACTCTAGAAGAGGATCCAGGTATTCTTACTCTAAAAAAAGAGTTAAAATTTAGACAAGATGATCTTAAAAGCCTTTAAATTCTAACAAAACATAGTTATGATCGCCATATTAAAGAAGATTAGAGACGCATTTGTTACCCTATCGTGGATTGACCAGCTCGTTGATGAAAAACTCATTTCTAGTGTCACTGCTAGAGCTATTGAAGGAGGAATTTACTCATTTTACTTCGGAATTTTGACATATCTATATAATGTTATAGAAAGCGGGAGTTTTGGAGATTACAAACTTGCAATAGGAGCGTTATTGATATGATTTTGAAAAACACTAATTGAGTGTACTATGAAATATTTTAGAAATAACTAATCTCTAAAATGACAGCTGAAGAAAAAATCAAGGCTATAATGAAAAATAGATTTTTTGAGGCAAAAGATTTCCCGAAGAAATTTAAGATGATAAAGACACCATGTCCTCAGGCTAAGCTACATACTCAGACAGAGCCAAACTGCTGGTTATTCTCTTGATTCAATAATATGTCGCTGAATCATGGGGTGTATATAGATGAACAAAAGGCTATTGATTTTATGGGCCAATATGGTATGGTTATGAATAATGGAGGATCAATTGCTGCAGGAGCTATGATGCTTGCTGAGTATGCGTCAGACATAAATAACGATTATGTCGTATATAGTCTGAATGTTCTTACCCAAACAAAGATTTTTGCAGAACTATTGAATGCCGGATGGTGGTTTATGTATGCTAGAGATTGTGCATCTGATGTACTTGCTGATATAGCAGACAACTGAAAATTAGACAAACTACACTCAGGCATCACTAGTCCTCATGCTGTGAATATATGAGTAGTACCTAAGGTTGGACTTAGAGAACTTGGTAGTTGGGGTAGTGCTAGTATCTATAATGATTTTATGTATGGTACTCCACAACTATTCATCCAACTGGTTAGATCTGGAATGATCGAGCAAATAGTAACATTTATAGCTAAAAGACAATAAGATGGATAGAAGCCAATACTACTATTTTGAAAAAGAATGGGTATGAAAAAGAATTGACTACGATAAGGCGTTTTGATACCAATGCGTGGATCTTATAAAACAATATATGTACGAGGTATTATGAATTAGCCCAGGGAAGACAGGTAACGCTAATGAAATGTGGACTAATAAATATGGATGCTTTGACAAAATGTGGACTCAAATAACATGAACTAAGGATTTAATGCAAGGAGATATTATATTCTCTTTGAATGGACCCACTGGGCACGTAGCCATAGTTGATCGCATAGTTAATGGACAAATACAGGTTTTGGAACAGAACGGAAGCGGGCAAAATTCTGGAAACTGACTAGGGGCAAATGCTATAAGACTTCATACATATAGTCCATCTTTCTTTGTTTGAGTTTGGAGGTGTGAGAAAATATTTGAGAATCTCCAAAAAGAGAGATCATATTGTGATGTACAAATCAAAACTACGCAGGACTATAAAGCATCTATAAGATATCAAGAATAACAAAAAAGGGGCTATTACAGCTCCTTTTGTTTTTGTCTTTTTTCTCGGACTTTGGTAGTTTTGGTTTTTATAATTACAGGGGTCACCCCGTGGAAAGCCAGCAGTTCTGAGAGTTTTTGTTTTGCTTCTTCCTTTCTCTCCTTATTCACTAGACTCCCTATTTTACCTCTTAATGTATTTATCTCTGCTCCGCATTTGATACAATATTTTGCCATAACTTTTTTCTCTCTTCCGCAGGCGCATACATCTTTGGGCTGAAATCTATGTTCTCTCGGTTTGTCCATAGGAATCCGTTGGAAGTAAAATCTTTCATTTTGGCATATTGTCTGCGACGTTCTTTACAGCAGCATCAAAGTCAGAACCCGTTAGTTAGTCATTCATAGCTCTCTGGAAAACATCTTCGTCTATGGGTATATATACCATTATTTGTCTATAGCAGTTAAAGTAATCTCCAAATTCTCTTTCGCTTTCTGGATATCTTGATCTAATCTTTCTCTTAGTTTTCAGAACCCAAAATCCATAGCAACTTGCATAGCAGCCAAGATATTGTTCCATCCATCTTGGTATCCAAGACTCCTTTCACAGAACATCCATACTTTTTTGTTTCCGTCTACATCACATAAAGAGATTTCCATCTTCTTGTAGTTTATGAGTAGATCAACTCTGATCGAGTTGTGAACTATAGATACGTGTTCTAGTCGTACCTTGGTCTCGGTTTGTTTAGTGGATTTTGTAGGTATAGGAATCTTCTTCATAATTATGTAATAGAAATTAAAACATTATCAAGTATAAACTTTTCTATGTCTGTCTGGATGGATGATAACATTAGTCGATATTCTTTATTGGTATAGGAATGTTTCTTTGGTATTATTTCGTCTTGTGTTGATGCCCATATAAAATCTATATCATTTATTTTTAGGTCTATTTTTGAATATAAATCATTCTCACAAACAAACTGTCGAAATCCACTCTCTATAGATACTAACTCTCTGAGAGAATGTGCTTGTAAATTTATAACTATCATATTACCATTTAGGCGTGTAATATTTGGGTAATCTATGTTTCGTGGATTCCATCCCATCTGGATTAACTTATTAAGTAGTTCTTCTAACGTCATTCTGATAGAAGTGAGATAATAAAATCAACAATTCCCTCTTTGTTCTCCTGTTTTGATAGTGGTAGGTCTTTACGATACCAATGTTGTCTAAATAAATCCATCAAATCACACCTAATAGAAAAGTCACTACTATCTCAATCTATCTCAATCTCATCTAGTCAGTTTCATAATTCTACATCGTATTGAGTTTCAATCCATCGACATACTCTTCCATAGAGTAAATCGTGTCAGGTACTTTTTCATCATATATTCCAAGGAGTACAGATATATATTT